ATGGCTCGCAGCAAACAGCAGACAGCGGCGATGACCGAGAAGCAGACAAAGCTGCTCGAGCTGTACATTCAGGGCCACAAGTTCGCCGACATCGCGAAAGAAGTGGGCTACGCCAACCGGTCGAACGCGTACATCGCGCTGCAGACGGTGCTCAAGCAACGCGCGCAGGAACGCGCGCAGCTCGCCGACCACGTCCTCGAGATCCAGCTCGAACGATTCGACGCGCTACTCGCCACTCACATGCAGATCGCGACCGACCGCAAGAATCCGCTCGACGCCGCCCGGTCGGCGACCGTGGTGCTACAGATCTCCGACCGCATCACCCGGCTACTCGGACTCGACCAGCCGCAACGCCACGAGGTCACCGTCGCAGTCGACGACGTCGACCGCGAGATCGCCGGACTCGCCGACGCAATCATGGCGAAAGCACGCGCCGACGGCGTCGACGTCACCGCGCCGATCCTCGAGTCGCTGATCGAGCACGGCGCCGGTGACTAGCCTCGACGACGTCGCGTCGCTGCCGGCGACAATGACGCGACTCGACAAACTCAAGCTGCGGCGCAAGCTCGCCGAGGTCGCGGTGCGCAACGGCATCCGGCTCAACGACACCACCTCGCCGGGGCAGCTCGCCGTCAAGCTCGACCCGATCACGCAGCGGCAGGCACCGCACCTCGAGGTGATCGACCGGGAACTGACCCGGATGCTCGCCGAGCCGAACGCCCGCGTCATGATCTTCACGCCGTCACAGGTCGGCAAGCTGGTCGCCCACGACACCCCTGTTCCCACGCCGACAGGGTGGACGACGCACGGCGAACTACGACCAGGTGACGAGGTTTATCACCCGTCGGGCAAGGTCGTGACGGTACGTGCAATCAGTGCCGACGCACACGCGTCGATCAGGGTGTCGACGTCCGACGGTGGCAGCATCGTCGTGCACCCGCGGCACGAGTGGACCGTCTGGGATCGGAACAGGAAACGCTGGTCGACGATGGAAACCGGCGACATGATGCGCCGCGCATACGTCGACCGGTCAGGTCGGCCGGCGTTCATGCTGCCCCACCGTGACCCGCTGGAAGGTGTCGACGACACGCTCCTGATCGACCCGTACACGCTCGGCGTGTGGCTCGGTGACGGGTCATCGACCAAGGCAGCGATCACTCACCACGCCGACGACGAATACGTGCTGCCGTACCCGAAGTCTGCCGACTGTGTACACCAGACGACCGGTGTCGTCACGAGCTACTACCGAGGTGGGCTGCACACCGCACTGAAAACGCTCGGCGTCCACGCGAACAAGCACATACCGGTGCAGTATCTACGAGCCTCGGAATCGTCTCGGCGTGCTCTACTCGCCGGGCTGATCGACTCCGACGGCACGATCGCGAAGTCGGGGCAGGTGTCGTTCATCAACACCAACCGACGACTGTACGACGGGGTCGTCGAACTGATCAGGACACTCGGCTACCGGGCGACCATTCACGCCCCGCTTCAACCGTCGACATCGAGTAGCGGTGTGGCCGGAACACGCGTGCTGTATCGGGTGTCGTTCACGCCCCATGATGGAATCCCGCCCGCGCGACTGTCTCGAAAAGTGGCGATGAGTCACTGCCACGGTCAGCGGCGCCGAACGTCGATCATCGGTATCGAACCTGTCGACCCGCGACCCGGCCGATGCGTCGAGGTCGATTCACCTGATGGCCTGTACCTCGTCGGCGAGCACATGACACCGACCCACAATTCGACGCGTGTGTCGCAGTGGTTCCCGTTTTGGTGGCTCACGATCCGGCCGTTCGACCGAATCCTGATGGCGTCGGCTGAGGCGACCCTCGCCCGCCGCAACGGCGCCGCTGTGCGTGAGCTGGTCCGCGAGTACGGCCCCGAGTTCGGGTTGAATCTGTCGCCGGACGAGTCGAGCAAAACCGACTGGTCGATCCGCGCCGGCGGCACCATGCGGTCGCGTGGCCTGCGAGGCAACTTCACCGGGCAGCCGATGGATCTCGGCATCATCGACGACCCGATCACCAACCGCGCGCAAGCCGAATCGCTCGTCGTCCGAGACTTCGTGTGGGACTGGTACAGCTCGGTGTGGTCGCAACGTAAGGCGCCGACCTACCGCGAGGTGCTCGTCATGACCCGCTGGCATCAGGATGACCTCGCCGGGCGGCTACTCGCCCGCGACGGCCGCGTCGAAGAGGGCGGCGTGTGGCGGGTCGTGCACCTGCCGGCGATCGCGATGCCCGTCGACGAGAAACGCGGCGTCTACCCCGATCCGCTCGGACGTGAGCCGGGTGAACCGCTCACGCACCCGCTGATCGTGCCGGATGATCCGGCGACGTGGTCGCAGGCGCCGACGCACCGGGAGGCGCTCACGAATTGGTGGGCGGCGAAGCGGAAGATGTCGACCGCCCGTGACTGGTCGTCGATGTCGCAGGGTCTGCCGTCGTCCGCGGAGAATGCGCTACTCACTGACGCCGACATCCGGGCGGCGACCGCACCGGTCCCGGACGAGTTGACGCGTGTCGTGGTCGGTGTCGACCCGTCCGGCGGCGAAGGCGCACGACACGACACCGCCGGTATCAGCGCAGTCGGACTCGACGAGCACCAGCACGCATGGTTCCTCGAGGATCGCACCGCGGTGCTGACGCCGCTCGAGTGGCCGCGCGCCGTCTGCCTGCTCGCCTATGAGCGGGACGCGTCGATGATCGTCTACGAGAAGAACTACGGCGGCGGCATGGCGTCCGCGCTGATCACGCAGGCGTGGGCAGCGTTGCAGAATGAGCCGATCAACGCCGACACCGATGAGACGATGATCCCGAAGTCGGCGAACTGCCCGTACGTGAAAGGTGTGTCGGCGAAGATCTCGAAGGTGCTGCGCGCCGAGCCGATCGCGCAGGCCGTCAAGACCGGTCGCGCCAAGTTCGCGCAGCTCGGTAACCTCGGGTCGCTGACGAATGAGTTCACGTTGTGGCAGCCCGGCTCGACGTGGTCGCCGGGCGCGCTCGACGCCGCCGTGTACGGCGCGACCGAGGTGCTGCCGCCGGTCGGGTCGACGACCGAACTCGAGCGTCCCGAGGGCCGGCGTGGGCAGGCGCCGGGCGCCGCGCAGTTCGGCGGACGCCGCCGACGCACCGCTTGACCGTAGCCACACCGTGCGGCTACAGTTGCGGCATGACCACGACATCAGACACCGCAGTTACCGCCGCCGCCGGCCGGATCGTCGGCCGCGTCGGGCACGAGCACATCGTCATCAACGGCGTCGGCACCGCACTCGGCGCCAAGCTGATCGCCCGTGAACTGCGCCGCAACCCCGGCATGAGTGAGTCGGACCTGTGTGCGGCAGTCATCGCCCGTGCCGAGCAGATGGCTGCCCGATGAGCGCGGCGTCGTTCGCTCGTGTGTCGTGGTTCGGTGGCGACCTCGACGAGGTCACCGGCTACACCGGCCGCGGCATGGTCACCGTGCTCACCAGCCACCGCAGCCCGACCGGCGAACTCGTCGTGTCGCCGACGCTCGCGTCAACCGCGGACATCATCGTGTCGGCGGCGCCGATCCCGCCGCGTCGCCGCCGGCGTCGCACGGTGCCGTCGCCGGCCGGTGATCAGTTCCTGCTGTTCGACACGGCGAGCTGATGCCCCGGCAGCAGCCGCCGCAGTATCCGCCGAAACGGAACGCGTCGCGGCAGGAGTGGTATCTGTACGCGGTGAACCGGTGCCGGTACACCGACGAGATGGAAACGATGAGCCGCGCCGACCTGATCGCGCTCGTCGAGCGTGAGGCGCCAACATCGTTCCGCATCTCGAGTCTTGCGCAGCGGCCCGAGCGGTACACCTGCGGGTGCATCGTTGGCGGCCCGGCGAACTGCGACTATGCGACCGGCCGTGCATCTGCTGGCGGCGTGATGACGGTGCACGGCACACCGCTGCCCGAGGTGCACGACGACCCGTGGCCGGACGTCGACGACGCAGTCGAGCACGAGGACATTCGCAACGCTGCGGGGCAGACACGCGCCGAGATGGCCGCACGCGACACCGGCGCGCATGTGTTTCGGTGGGCGATCGCCGACCTCGCCGAGTTCATCGACGAGTCGGGCACCGACGTGCCGCGCCTACCGCCACACGTCGAGATGCGCAGGTTCGTTGAGCAGATTGTTGACGACGCGCAGACCAAGGGCCAGCAGGTGTGCGCGCTGATACGCGACCACGATGGGCGGCTGACGAAGGTGCTGGGGTACGCCGACGGGCATAGCCGCGTCGACGTGGAAGAGAAACCGGCGTTCGTCGATTGGGGCAGCAGCTCGATGCCGAGACCGGACCCGGTCGGCGTGTTTTTCAACGCGGCGTGGTCGTGGCTGCGGGACAACATCGTCGTGGTGTGGGCGACGATCCTCGTCATCGGCGCGATCATCATGATCGGCGCGAACCCGGCCGTCGGCGCGGTGTCGATCGGTGTCGCGGCCGCTGTGGTGCTGCCGATCGCGATACCGCTGTACCGCCGTCAGAAGCGTCGGCAGGCGCTCGAGCGGCAGCAGCAGATGCTGGCCCGGATGAAAGAACAACACGACCTGTGGATGACAGATCCCGTCGAATACCGTCGGCGGGTCGAGGAAGGGGAATTGTGATGCGTGAACGTTGGCTGATGCTGTCCCGCACGACCCGCGACATGATCGTCGCCGCCGCGTGGGCGGCGGCGTGGGTGCTGGTCTGCTGGGCTGGCTACACGGTGGCGTACTGATGGCGGCGCCACGGGACCGGCGGGAGCTGGTGACGTATCGGTCGGTGCGGCCGTGGTCGGCGACGGTGGAGCTGTCGACGTCGCCGATGACGCTGCGCACGGCGAATCCGAACGAACCTCGCCTGACCGAGGTGCAGCGGATGACCGGCCCGCCGTACGAGGTTGAGGTCGGCGTGCGCATCGACGTCGGTGTGAGTGGCGAGCAGCTCGGCAGCTGGGAACGCTACGACAGCGACCCCGACGACGCGGTCGTGATCGAGCAGGACGGCGTCGACAATCCCACGGTCGGCGAACTGCACATGCTGTCCCCGCGGTCCGGCACGCCGGTCACGATCCGCGCGACCGACGGCACTCTCACGATCGTCGCGCACCCCGACGGGTATGTGTCGGTGACGCTGCTCGACAACCCGTTCGCGTCCCGGTTCGACATTGAGTTCGAGCAGGGCGGCGTGTACGTGCTGATCGGCGGGTGCAGGTTTGTGCACGTCCCGAACGGAACGACCGCTTGACTGTAGCCGCACGGTGTGGCTACAGTTACCGACATGACCACGACACAGGCCGCCGCCCCCGCCTACATCGAACGCACCGACTACGCCGGACGTTGGCAGATCGTCAAAGCCAACCCGAAGATTGGGTATAGCCCCGCCGGCACCCTGCACGAACTCGTCGGCGCCGAGGTCGGCGAAGAGTATTCGATCTGGGAATACTCGGGCCATACCCGCGACGGTCGGCACCTGTTCACCCGTGAACGGTGCATCACCGGGACCGACGGCCGAGTGTACGAATACGACAGCAACGGCGGCCTGGTGCTCATCCATCCGGCGGACCGCCGAATCCGGTTCTACTCGAAGTAGAGACCCCGCGGGGCGGCAACCGCCGCCCCGCACCAGCGAAGGGACCAGCAACCCAATGAGCTACATCATGGACATCGACCACGCGCTGGCGCTCGCCGACCTCGGCGACCACGATGCACAGGTCTACGTCTCCGACTACTTCCACTCCCTCTGATCGTTCCCACCGCCAAACGACTTCCCTGCTAGACCCCACCACCGAAGAGAAGAGAGAAACACTATGTACGAATTGCTCGCAGCCCTCACCCTGATCGCGACCGGCCCGTCGCAGGCGCCCGCCCCGACACCCGTCGCGTGCGTCATGGAGACCACACCGGGCGACTTCGCGCCGTGCCCGCCGCCGATCGTGTCGACGTCGGGCGGTGACAGCATCGGCGGCGACGCCAACAGCGACCCGGTGAACATGCGTGACCTGCCCCGACTCGGCGGCGAATACGAGTACAAGTCGCCGACCCCCGAGCCGGAAGCCGAGACCCCGGACGAGGGCGAAGAGACACCCGCCGACGGCGAGTGAACGGCCGACGCGTGCCCTACTTCCACGGGGCACGCGTCGAGTCGACCCGACCCGGTCACCGCAGGGGAAGGCGGGACCGGGTCGGGCCGAGTCGAACAATCGGCTACCAACCACCACGACGAAAGACACGATCATGATTCGTAAGACACTCGCCGCCGCTGCACTCACACTCGGCGCGCTCACCGCCATCGCCGCACCCGCCGCCGCAGTCGACCTCGATTCGTACGACACCGTCCGGTACATGGCGTGCGGTGACGGCGTCGCCGAGATCAGCTACATCGACGTCGACGGCAACCTCGACGAGGACTGGGCCTACCTCGCGGACGGCTGCTGGTTCTACGACATGAACGTCGGCAGCGACGGGTACGGGTACCCCGACGGCACGAGCTACGCCGGCGTGAACGTCGTCGACGACAACGGCGGCCGCGTGTCGTGCACGGTGTGGGTGAACGGCCACATCGAGGCCGACGTCGACGACACCAGCCCCTACTACGCATGGGCCAGTTGCGACTGATGACCGCCGACGACCAGCGGGTCGCACAGATCCTGCAACTGCTCGACCAGGCGACCACCGGCGTGCACGCGATCAAGCACCCGCCGGCAACGACGATCCTCAAGACGACGTTGCGTGACGCCGTGCTGCTGATCCTCGAGCAGGCCGCCGCCGAGATCCGAAAGCTCGACCTGTCCGACTGATACCGTCGACGCAGGTGCTCGGGCAGGAGCATCGACCCCAACACCGACAACCCTCGACCCTCGCGGTCGAGGGTTGTTGCGTGTCTGCGGGATACCCTGACCGTCATGACCGCGACACTCGACCCGCTGACCACGGTGCTCACGATCCTGTTCATCTGGCGACTCACCCGGCTGCTGATCGCCGACGCGATCCTCGAACGGCCCCGCAACGCGATCGTGCGGAAACTCGGACCCGATCAGTGGTTCGCGTACCTGATTACCTGCGCGTGGTGCTCGAGCGTGTGGATCGGTGCCGGCGTGATGGTGGCCGCGTATTTCTGGGCCGATACCCGCTGGTGGTTCATCATGGTTACGGCGGGTGCTGCCTCACTCGTCGCCGGTGTCGGCACTATCTGGCTCGACCCCGCTGACGACGACGACTGAGAAGCGAGCACAGCATGCCGAGACGATCGGATTCGACCGCGCACCGGATCGCGAACCGTAGCCGCCGGGCCGAGCAGACACCGGAGTCGATGATCGCGGCCGCGCGCCGGTTGGCGCCGTCGGCGACGTCGATCGCAGTGTTCGATATCGAACCGACCAATCCGGACACGAAGGGTCGGCGGCGCCGGTCGCAGCGTGGTGATTCGATCACTGCGGCGGCCGAGGTGATCAACGGTGCCGAGCAGAAGAACGGCCGCGCCGCGCCGCGCCGGCGGAAACGGCAGGCCGAACGGTGGCAGTCCGAGGTGTGGGAGCTGCGCAACGAATCGCCTGAGATGCGGTTCCTGGGCGACCGGAAAGCGCGGGCGGCGTCGCAGTGCCGCATCTACATCGGGCACCACAAGGCCGGTGACACTGCGGTCCCGAAACGTGTGACCGAGGGCATCGTGGGGCAGCTCGCGCAGCAGATGTTCGGGTCGCTCGCCGAGGTGGAACAGAAGCTCAAGCGGTACGTGCAGCACATCGAGTACAACGGCGAGAGCATCATCAACGCGCGCAACGATCCCGACCAGCCTGACCGGGTTGTGTGGTCGGTGCACTCGTCGCGTGAGCTGCTCGGCTCGCAGGCCGGGCAGTATCAGCTGACCGATGGCGTCACCCCACGGAAGGTCGACGACGACAACGAGATCATCTCGCGGTCGTGGGTGCCGTCGCCGGAGTTGGCGGCGCTCGCCGACGCGCCGGTGCGGGCGCTGCTGCCGGTGCTGCGCGAGCTGGTGCAGATGACGAAGTACGTCGGCGCGCAGATCGACTCACGCCTTGCATCCGGTGGTGGTCTGCTGATCGTCGACTCGCGTGTGTCCATCCACGACGCGCAGGGCAAGCTGACGAGTCTCGCGAAGCAGCTGCAGGATTACATGCTGACCGCTGTCGAGGACCGGGGCAGCGCGGAGTCGATCGCGCCGCTCGTCGCGCAGATCACGCTGGGCGAGAACCAAACCCTTGAGCAGGTCGCGAAGCTGATCACGTTCGGCGAGGTACTCGACCCGCACATGCACGAACGCCGGCAAGAGGCGATCAAGCGGATCGCGCTCGGCATGGACAACGACCCCGCCGCGCTCGAGGGCGCCGGGTCGATGAATCACTGGTCGGCGTGGTCGCTCGACGAGTCCGAGATCAAGCTCGGTGTGTCGCCGATCCTGTCGACGTTCTGTCACACGATGACTGAGACGGTGGTGCGGCCGCTGTTGCGGGCTGCGGGTGTGAAGAACGCCGACGAGTTCTCGGTGTGGTTCGACACGACGGAATTGAAGCTGCGGCCGGACCGGTCGAAGGATGCGCAGTGGGCGTATTCCGAGGGGATCATGTCCGCGGCGCGTGCCCTCGAGGAATCCGGGTTTGACCCCGAGACGGACATGCCCGACGACGCGGAGCGTGCCCGCCGCGTGCTGATGGAGAACCTGATCCCGCTACTCGGGCAGCTCGGCTCGGCGTCGCCGGGCGCGATCGTGGAGATCCTGCGGGCGATCGGTGTCGACATTCCCGCGACGACGATGCCCGACACCGAGCCGGCGACACCGCCGGCGGCGCCGCCGAAACAGTTGACCGCCGACGATCCGGCGAACTCGCCGCCGGACACCCTCGACAATCCGCCGCCCGCCGATGGAGGACCGACGCTGTGACGATGACCGATCACCAGCCCGACACCGACACCCCCGCCGAGGTCGCCGCGGTCTGCTACTTCGCGGTGGTGCGGGCGCTGCAGTTCGCGTCGATGCGGTCCAAGGCGACCGGCCGCAACTCGGGGCCGCGGTACGGCGTGCCGCAGCACCTGGTGCACATGCGCGTCGATCTCGGTGACGACTGGCCGGGCATGCTGCGCGGCGCGTGGGACACGCTGCCCGTCGTGCTGCACGGCGACACCGACCCGTACGCGGCGGTGTGCGAAACGTATGTTCGGCACCTGATTCAGAACCGTCGGCACCCGGACCGGGCCGCGCTGCGGCGTCTGCTCGACGAGGACCGTGCGCGACGTAGCGGCTGAGCGGGCCGCGCAACAGCAGATCCTGCGCGAGGCTGAACGCAGCATCGACGCCGCGACACTCGCCGCTATCGCTGGATGGCTCACCGCGTTCCGCGTCGCGCTGCTGCAGGAACTCGGCGTTCCGGGCCGGCTTGTCGCCGCCGCCGACGGTGTTCCGCTCAACGCCGGTCCGATCGACTATGCGCTCGACGCCGCGGTGCAACGCACGTACGGCGAGTGGGCCGATCGGCTCGAGAATAATATTCTGCCGACAATCTCTGTCGCGTTCGGCGACGCATTCCAGCAGGTGCGGCGAGCCGACCCGAACGGCGCGTTCCGGCTGCAGCAGGAATACCTGGCCGAGGTGTCGGATCGGCTCAAGATCTGGCCCGCCGGGGCGTTCGAGGACATCCGCCCCGAGCTGATCGAGGCGCTGTCGGACGCGGCGACCGTCGACGAAATGACCGACCGTATCGGCCGGGTGCTGAACATCGACGCCAAGACGCGGGATCTGCGGGCGCGGATCAACGACGTCGAGAAGCGTCTCGCCGACCCCGAGTTGGGGAAGGATGAGCGCCGCACGTTGAAGGCGTGGCGCCGTGATCTGTGGCGTGAGCACGACGAGTCACTGAACGAGTGGCAGTGGAAGGCGCGCCGCATCGCGCGCACCGAGGCGCACGGCGCGGTGTCGGCGGGGCAACTCGCGGCGGCGAAACTCGTCGAGCAGCAGACCGGTCTACGCATGTGGAAACGGTGGCTGTCGACCGAGGACACCCGCACCCGCGCGTCGCATCGTGTCGCCGACGGCCAAACCTGCCCGCTCGACCAGCCGTTCCGTGTGGGCGGGTTCCTGCTCGAGCACCCCGCGGATTCGATCAGCGTCGCACCGCACGAGGTGATCAACTGCCGGTGCACCATGCTGATCTACGACGACGACGAGCTACAGGACGAGTTCGACGAGCAGGGCGGGAAAGGTGACATCGAGCCGGGGGCGACACGGATCGGCCCGGACGACGCCGAGCGCGCCGACGCCGCGATTCTGCAGGTCGCCGAGCGCGAGGGCCGCACAAAACCGCAGGTCGGGCTGCGCGGCGAGGATGCGGGGCAGGCGCTGCCGACGCAGCCGCTCGACGTCGAGGTCACCGACGAGCGTGAGCGGGTGCCGGCGCCGGACGTCGAGACCGCGACCGACGCACGTCTGGCCGACTACCTCATCCGCACCGACGAACTCGAGCAGGACGAACTACGGGAACAGGTCGAGGCCGAACTCGGGCGCCGCCGCGAGTCCGAGGCGTTTGAAGTGCAGTTCGGGCAGCCGGAGCACGCCGACGACGTGATCGAGATCGACGACGACGGTGCGTGGCTCGACGATCCGCGGTGGGCCGACGAGGTGCCCGACATCGAACCGGCCGACGAGATCACCGAATCCGACGTCGACGACTGGGATTCGTGGGCGGTCACCGACGACGACCTGCCAGACGATTCGGTGCCGGCCGATCCGCCCGAAGTCGTCGAGCAGGTGATCGACCCGGCGCAGCACCCGGCGGTGGTCGAGGCGCAACGCGTCTACGACGAGGCGGTCGCCGAGTTCAGTGCCGCCGCGGACACCACCGACGACGACCGGATCAATGCGACGTTGGCTGCGATGGACGAGGCCGAGGGCGCGCTCGCCGAAGCAATCCAGCTCGCACAGACACACGCCGACGACAGTGACAACCAGGCGAAACCGTTTCTCGACGATGTCACACCGGACGACCGCGATGTCGGGCAGTGGTGGGACGACGACGAGGACGACGACACGCCGACCGTGCCACGGGAACTCACCGACGCTGAACGCCGCGAGTACGAGCAGATGGAACAGGCCGAACTGATCGCCGAGCGTGACGGCATCAGCTACGAGCAGGCGCTCGCCGAGCTGCGGGGACTCGACCGCGACCAGCTGCACCGCCGCGAGTTCGTCGCGCAGGGCAAACGGGAAGGATTGTTGTCGACGTCGTTCGGCGACATGCTCGACGAGCTGCACCGTCGGTTCATGTTCGACTGGGAACTGATGGCCGAGGAAGCGACGAACGGCCAGACACTCAAGCCCCGGTACCGGGACAGCGGCGTCACCACCGACGTGTTGTGGCGAGTGAACGACGTGACGGCACGCAAGTACATGTCCGATGAGATGGCCGGGTGGTTCGACGAGGTCGGCGGCCGCATCACCAAGGCCGACCTTGAGCGGATGATCGAGGCCGGGCACATCACGTTCGACGCCGAGACGTGCCTCGGACTGTATGCGCGGTGGTCGGGACGACGTCGAGAGGACTACCTACGGTGACGACGCGACGTGAACAGGCGCGCAGGGCGCAGCCGATGCCGACAGCGGCCGAGGCGCGGGCAGTGTTGGCCGAGGGCAGGGCGTCGCGGCCGGGCGCCGGCAATCCGTACGCCGGGCGTCGTGTGCTCGGCGGCGTGTGGGCGCTCGGCAACCGCGAGTCTGCGGCGGCGTCGTGGGCGGCGAAACGAAAACCGGGCCACGCACCCTCGTGAGGATGCGCGGCCCGATCTATTCCGAAGGGGAAACGAACCTCACGCGCAGCTGCGGCGCCGGGCGGATTTCCGTACGCCCTTACTTGGCCCCACCGGTGAGATGGTCGACCCCCGGGGGTGAGGGTCGCGCGCTTGGGGTCGCCTAACGAAGAAACCCGCGACGCGTTCGGTTCACTGCCGAAGCTACCCGATCCGCCATACTCGACGGCAGGACTTCCCGACGAGAGGCACACAGTGGGCAGCATCAGCACCATCGGGCCGTCGCTCACCGCGGCCGGCGTCGTGTTCGACATCGCAGACTTTCGTGACCCGAAACTCGACCAGCTCACCCCGTTGCAGGTGACGAAGGACGGTCGTGTGTACGGGCATCTCGCCGGGTGGAAAACCAACCACATCGGCTACAGCAAGCCGACACCGCCGCCGCGGTCGGCGACCGGATACAAGTACTTCCATCAGGGTCTGGCGCCGACGAACGAGGGTGACCTACCGGTCGGGTATCTGACGCTGGGCACCGGCCACGCCGGTGAGGGCGACGCGATGTCGGCGGCCGCCCACTACGACAACACCGGTGCGCAGGTCGCGCAGGTGCGGGTCGGCGAGGACGATCACGGGATCTGGCTCGCCGGGCGGGTGCTGCCGACGACCGACGACATGCAGCGGCAGACGCTGCGCCGGTCGTCGCTGTCCGGCGATTGGCGCAAGATCAAGGACCCGACGACGGGCCGTAAGTCGATGGAGCTGGTCGCGGCGCTGTCGGTGAACGTGCCCGGATTCCCGATCCCGCGTACCGAGCAGCTCGTCGCATCAGGTGCCGAATCGACGATGCTGGTCGCGGCCGGGTTCGTGCGGAACGGTCCGATCACGCACGCCGAGGTTGAGCAGATGATCGCCGCGTCGACGCAGGCCGCGCAGGAACAGTACGAGCGGCAGCGTCGGCAGCGTGAGATTGTGGCATCGGCGGCGCCGACCGTCGAGGCGCTGACCGCGGCTGCGCGTGCTCGGCGTCGGGACGAACTGACGGCGTCGGCGAAACGTATGCACCGCGCGGAACTCGACCGCCGGTTCACTGCGATCGTCGCCGCGGGTGCTGCGGTCGTGAACGACGTGACCGGGCATATGCCGGCGCAGCTGCACCGGTACTGGACGCAGGGCGAGGGACTCGCGAAGTGGGCGCCGACGGCGACGCCGTACCGGTCGCTGGTCGCGGCGCTGTCTGCGGAGATCCACGACATGACCCCCGAGCAGATCAAGGGTCTCGCCGCGAACCTGTATCACGACGTGTTCGGCGAGTGGCCGGGCCGCAAGTCGAAGGATGGCGGGAAGCTGTCGGCGGCGCTGATGCCGCCGACACCGGACGAGGCGCAGCGCCTGGTCGCCGACATGGCGGGAATGCTCGCCGATCTGCCGGTGCCCGGGCAGCAGCCCGAGGTGCCCGAGCCGGTCGACGAGCCGGTCGTGCACACCGGTGGCATGGTGGCGCTGCTGCCGACCGCCGCCGACGCCGAGATGCTGGCAGTCGCCGGCGGTGACCCGGTCGAAGAGATACACCTCACGCTCGTGTATCTCGGCGACGACCTGACGCAGACGTCGGACGAGTGGCGGCAAGGCGTGCAGGAAGCCGTCACCGAGGTGCTCGAGCCGACCCCCGAGGGCGGCCACATGATCAGCGGCCGCGTGTTCGGGCGGGCCGCGTTCAACGAGAACAGCGACGACAGCGAGGCGTGCGCCGTGTACCTGATCGAGGCGAACGGCATCACAGGTCTCGTCGACCGCATCCGCGGGTCGCTCGGCAACCGCGCCCCGGCATCCGATTTCGACGCATTCGTCCCGCACATCACCGCCGGGTACGGCATCGACACCGCCGCACTGTACGGCGCCGTCGGTAGCGCGATCACGTTCGATCGGGTGCGTGTGTCGATCGCCGACGTGATCGTCGATATTCCGCTCGCCGGGCCGATCGACCCGGATCTCGACGACGCACCAATCCTCGGCGAGGTGCCGGCCGAACTACCCGCAGACGAGGACGACCTCGAGGCGGCCGGGAAACGGCGCGCGCAGACGCAGGAGGGCGCCGACAAGTACGGCGTGTCCATCGGTGACGTGATCGGCAAGGGCGTCGACGACGCGGTCGACGTCGTCGACGACACCGCGAAAGCGGTGCAGCGGGACATCGGCAACGTGGCGAAGGCGGTCGGCGATGCGATCTTTGGTCGCCGCGACGATGCGACCCCGCCACCCCCGCCGCCGGCACCGGCACCGAAGGCCGAGACCCCGCCGCCGCCCGCTGCAGCACCGAAGAACAAGGCGACGCCGCCGCCGGCTGCGCCCGCGGTGCCGCCGACACCACCCGGCGAGGAACGACCCAAGGACGGGCCGCCGCCACCGCCGCCCGTCGATGACACCCCGGTCGACGCGACTGTCGGCGGGATCGACACCCCCGACCCCCGCAAGGACGTCGGCGCGGGCACCGATCATCCGATGGCCGAGGACGAGTCGCCGGATCTCGGCGCCGAGGGCGGCGACCTCGTGTCGTTCGACGGCGACCGCGGTGTCGCGGTCTACTCGGACGGCACCGAAACCGACGGCACGAAGTGGACGCGGTCGCCGGTGCTGCCCGATATGGGCTACGACGGCACGACGATGCTCGAGGATCAGGCGCCGTACAAGGGCGCGCACGGCGGCCAGCTGGTCGAGTACGACGGCGATGCCGGTGTCGCCCGATACGACGACGGCACCGAAACCGACGGCACCCGCTGGCGCAGCTCGACGAGGGTCGTGAGCTGATGTCGTGGCTGCTGCTCGGAGTGGTCTACATTCCGGTGCGGATCGCGAAGATCATCGAGGAAACACTCGCGGCGCGACGCGCGGATGCGGCCGCATATCGCAAGAACGAGTGGGAGAAACAGCAGGCCGAGATCGCGCGCGCTGAGCGGCGGCAACGCTACTACGACGGGTTGGGCGGATAGATGGGCTGCGGCTGCCGTAAGCGCAAGGGAATCACTGTGTTCGAGGTCGAGTTCAGTGACGGCACCATCAGGCGGGTACTCACGATGGGCGAAGTCGACGAGCTACGCGACACCGACCCGAACCTGATCTACCGCAAGGTTGCGCGCTGACCTGCAATGGGCGCGCTACAGTAGGCGACTAGCGGGTTCGCATCGCTGGCTAGGGGCCGGATGACCCAAGGTCACCCCACACCCCGAAAGGTGCACAGCGATGGACAAGCTGACTCTTGAGAAGATCGTCGAAGCCGCGCAGGTCGGCGCCGACGGTAATCCGGTCGAAGGCGAGGCGCGCAAGAGCGCGATCCTCGAGATGTTCGCCGACGCCGACCGCGACACCGTCGACGCGCTGCTGAACGAGGCGATCGACAAGTACAAGGATCTCCGGTCGATCGAGAATCCCACGGACGACGACATTCTCGGACTCGAGGTGCTCGTCGACGTGATGGAGTCGACCGGTCAGAAGCGGGAAGAGTTCGCCGCCGCCGACGCCGCTCGCGAGGCCAAGCTCGCCGAGCTGTCCGAGCGTGGATCTCGGATCGCCGAGACCACCGAGCCGGCCGGCGAGGCGAAGGAGACCACCGACCCGGCGAAGGCCACCGACACCGGAGACCCCGCGGTGACGACCGACGCACCGAAGGACGCGGCGAAGGACGAGGACCCCGACAAGGGTGGCGACCCGAAGGGCGCCGAGGCCGAGCAGCAGACCGCCGAGCTGGTCACCGCGGCCGGTGTGAAGCGGTCCGCGAAGTTCTCGGTTGGTGACGTGCCGAAGCGCAAGCAGGACGCGCCGATCATCCCCGCCGAGACCACGACCACGGATCGGCCGCCGGTGCAGATGCTCGCCGCGTCGGGTGTCCGCGGGTTCGAGCACGGCCAGGAACTGCCCGACGTGCAGACCCTCGCCGCCGCTGCGGTGTCCCGCATCCAGCACCTGCCGGTCAAGGGCATCATGGGGCAGGCGAAAGCCGATATCGCGTCGCTGCGCATCCAGTATCCCGACGAGCTGCGCGCCGATCCCCGCAGCAACGACGACACCCTGCTGATCGCGTCGGCCGTCGACGAGTCCCGACTCGAGGGCGGTTCGATCACCGCGGCCGGCGGCTGGTGTGCACCGTCGGAAACCCTGTACGACATTCCCGGATCGCTGACCGACTCGACCGCGGGCATGCTCGACCTGCCCGAGGTGCAGATGCGGCGCGGTGGTCTGCGGTTCCGTCGGCAGGTCGATTTCGGGCAGATCTACTCGGGCGGCATGGCCGCACGCGTGATGACCGAAACGATGGCCGAGTCCGCCGATCCAGCCGACTACACGAAGGACTTCTACCGGGTCGACTGCCCGGACGAGTTCGACGAGGTCCGCGCCGACGCCGTGTACACCGGTGCGACCGCGGGCATCATGCAGAACCACGCCTACCCCGAAGAGGTCGAGGCGCAGATCAGTGAGCTGATCGCCGCGCACGCGCACAAGGTCAACGCGATCACGATTGCCCGCGCCGAGAACTACCTCAAGGCGCTGAACACGGTCGACCTGTCGACCACGTTCGGGCCGTCGTCGGTGGGCGCGCAGCTCAACGGCATCGGTTGGGTCATCACCAACGAGCGGTACCGCTACCGCGCCGGTGACAGCCTGCGCATGAACGTCGTTCTGCCCGAGTGGGACAAGGAGACGTTGAAGGCCGACTACGCGCTGCGTACCGGTATCGAGAACGCGCTCGACGTCACCGACGAGATGGTCGACAACTGGTTCGCTCGCCGTAACTGCAAGCTGCAGTGGGTGTACGACTGGCAGGACGCGCTGATCGGCGACCCGAACGCCGCCGGCGGTGCGGTCGCACCGGGCACCGGTGTCGGGCAGACCGCGACGCCGACCGCGTACCCGACGAAGGTGCGGGCGCTGGTCTACCCCGACGGCACGCTGGTGCGCGGTCGCGGTGACCTGATCAACCTCGAGGCGATCTACGACTCGCGGCTGCTCGAGACCAACGATTTTCTGCGGCTGTTCATGGAGGAGTGGCTCGCTGTGGCGCACCGCGCGTACCGCGGTTCCGTCGTGACGCTGCCGGTCGCGGTCAACGGTGCCACCGGCGCCGCCCGCAACCTCGACGGGAACGGCAAGATCCAGGTCGCGTGAGCTGCTGACAACTACAACACCGACCGGTGAGGCACCCCACGATGCGGCCCGCGTCGTGCGGGTGCCTCACCCGTTTCGATAGGAGTTCTGATGGCTGTAGCTGAGCGCACGTTCATCGAGCGGCAGCACCGGCTGGTCCCGCCGAAGTACGGTCTGTTCTCGGTGGTCGAGCAGCCCGGCGACACCGATCGTCGCTGGCTCAACGGCATCGAGTACTGGCCGCCGGTCGTCCCGCACGTCGAGGCGACCGCGATCGAGTGTTTCGGTGAGGGCACGACTGCCGGACCGTTCGAGCCGCGCGACGTACCCGAAGGTTTTCCGTCCGGCGACGGCACCCCGTTTCAGGTGTGGTCGGGCATTCAGTGTCGCGGCATGGGTGAGGACGAGCTGCACGCGCGGGCGATGACATCGCTGCAGGCTGGGGAACAGCCTTTCGTCGAGAACGGGATCTGGTCGACGGCGAATCCGGCGATCATGTCCGGCGACACCGACGTCGTGTCGTCGGTCGGGCTGCGCCTCGACCGGGCGATCGGCAAGCTCGAGAAGTGGATCTACCCGAACTACGCGTCAACCGGTGTGCTGCACCTGCCGCGCGAGCTGGCCGCGCTCGCCGATCACCTGTCGATCGTGTCGGCCGATGGCGCCACGATGCGTACGAAGCTCGGCACGCCGGTCGTGTTCGGCAACTATCCGGGCACCGGCCCGGCGGGGCAGGCGGCGACCGATGACGCGGTGTGGATCGCGATCACCGGTGACGTGTCCATGTGGCGTACGCCGATGGAAATGCTGACGCAGAACGGGCAGGCGTGGTTCGACTACTCGACGAACATCGGGACGGCCACGGCACAGCGCGACTATCTGGTCGTGTTCGACGAAGTGGCCGGCGCCGCGCTGGTCGATCTGACGGAAGGATGAGCCATGCCGACAATTCTGGTCCCCGAGGGGCAGTCGTTCCGCGACCTCGCATCCGAGCTGGTGCGGGCTGCGGGTGTGCACGCTGACGAGGTCAAGCTCGTGACGGGCGGTAAGCGCCGCGCGTTCGAGGTGTCCGACGCCGTGTTCGCGAAGTGGCAGGCCGGTGAGGGCGACAAGGGCGAGGTTGATCAGGCCGAGTCGCAGGGCGATCAGCCCACCGAACCGGCCGGTGACGCGCCGATCGCGGTCGCCGGACCCGATGCCGACGACGACGGCGACGGCGACAAGGCCGACACCGACGGCGATGAGCCGGGCGGTGTCGAGGTGCCCGACCGCAACGACTCGACCGAGGCGTGGGCGCATTTCATGGCCGGGCAGTACGACGATCTCGACGTCGACGGCATGCGTCGCACCGACCTGATCGCCGAGTACGACCGACGGACAGCGGGCGCGTAACCCCGTAAGCCGCTAGGTGCGGGATACACTCGCACCTAGCGCATTGCTGCTGGCTAGGGGCCGGGCGACACAACCACCCTTGATCGAAAGGCAGCAGCAATGGTCAACGTTCCGTGGCCCTCAGTCCGGGCCAAGACGATGCGACTCACTCGAGTGTCGAACTGCGGTGTCCCCGTGGTGGGCACGAAATCGACGCTCGTCACCGACGGCCTGGTGTCGGTCGACATCAGCGCCGAGTACGAGGACGGAGTCGAGAACGCGCCGAAGAACGGTAACGGCGACTTCTGTTTCATCGACGTCCAGAACGACAAGTTCAAGTACTTCACGCTCGGCATCCAGTTCTGCGGTGTCGACCCCGAGGCGTGGGAGATCGTCACCGGCAACCCGATCTACGAGAACGCTGCCGGCGATGCGGTCGGCGTCAAGTTCGGTCGCTACTCGGAGATCGACACCTATTTCGCGCTCGAGGTGTGGTCGGACAACCCCGGTACCGCGTGCGGTCCGGGCGGCAAGTCCTACGGGTATCACCTGTTCCCGTTCATCGGGTCGGGTCGTCTCGACGAGCTGACGCTCTCGGAGGAGACCGCCGAGTTCACGCTCGGCAACGCGAAGACGAAGGACGGCACCGGCTGGGGTGTCGGCCCGTACAACGTCGACCTCGACGACAGCGCAACGCCGGTCGCGGCGAAGCTGCCCGAGGCGCTGACCGAACTCGACCACTACCTGCCGATCACGGTGCGTGTCGCACCGCCGGCGGCGACGTCGGGCGCGGTCGCACTCCCCCCGGCGTGACCCCGGCGGTTGGTGACGAGCTGACCGTCGGGTTCACGATCGAGTGACCCCACACAATGAGGCAGCGACGCCGGTGATCCCCTTCCCGGCGTCGCTGCCTCACTCATTTCAGGAGTAGGGCAGTGGCATATACGCGACCGACGATCGTCTCGGGTGTGACCCGTGCGACGAAAGCATTTTTCGACAACCTGCTCGACGGCATCGACGAGAAACTCGCCAAGGCTGACGCCGATACCGAATACGCGCGGGCTGGCGTCGCCACCCTCGGCGTCGCACCACAGTTCGACATCGACGCGACGGGCGTCTCCGATTCCGCAGCAGGTGTTCGCGCTGCGCTCGCCGCGACCCCCGAGGGGGGCACCCTGCTACTGCCGGGCACGATCCGACTGTCCAGCGGTGTCGCGGTCACCAACCGGTCAGTGACGATCCAGGTAGAGGGAACTGTCAATTCCGACGCCGGCGTAGCGCCGTTCACGTTCTCGGCGTCCCCCGAGACGATCTACCCGGTGTCAGCACTTGTCGCGACAACGATCACCAACGAAACCGGGGTGACGCAGGCCGCACTGTCACTCACCCTCGCGAGCACACCCCCGTGGAAACGGGGCGACGCGGTGAAACTGTTCGCCGATGACGAGGTGCCTGGCGCGCGACTCGGGGACGGCGTCATCGAATCCCGGTTCGGGCAGTATCACGTCGTGCAGTCGGTGAGTGGCACGACCGTCGTTCTCATCGGATCGCTGAGAGATCCATGCACGATGAACGTCCGTGTGACGAGAATGCCCCGTCACGCGGTGGCACTCACCGGCAGCGGCGTGTTTGGTCAGATTGGTATCCCGATTACATTCCGGCATCTCAGGGCGCCGCAGATCAAGGCGCGCATTCTCGGTTCGGGCGGCCAAGGCATTCTGCTGCAGGGCTGCTACCAGCCTCGTGCGCAGGTGTCGATCGACGATGCCCCCGACAACGGCACGGTGGTCGGCTACGGGTTGATCGACAATTCTGGCGCGAACGGCGTGTTCGATATTCACGCGTCGCGTGTCCGACATGCCTACACCGACGACACCCCGCGCATTGCTGCCGGGTCTACTGAGGTGTGGAAATATGGCAGGTCGTTCGCGCACCGCGTGGCCGGTTCGGCCGCTGGCACCAGCAACACAGCATGGGATACGCATGCGGCGAGTGAGGGTGTGCACTTCGATTGCATCGCGGTCGACTGCATCGGGATCGTCGGGCTGCGAGGCCGCAACCATACGGGTCGATTCAAGGGCTGGCGACCAGCCAAATCGTCGTGGAAGTTTTTCTCTGAGCCGAATCGCGGCACGTGGTCGCATGGGCATGACATCGAGATCGACGTCTACGACCCGCCGGCTGGGTACCCCGTGGGGTCAGTGATCCTCAACGACGGAACTGGGTTCGCTACCGCCGGTGTCCGCGAAACGCGACCGTCACGCGCGCAGGTTCGTGTGCATGGGCAGTCAGTCCCGCCGGTGATCGTCGAGGCAGTGAACGCGACGCTCGTGCACGAAGTGTCACTCGTGACCCCCGGACGGCTGGCACCTGCTGAGACGTTGACAAACTCTGAGCTGCGGAGCGGGACACCGCAGAAGATCATCGCCACCCCGTACACCTCTGATGGGTTCACGGGAGCAAACGGCAACATCGCGACGGGGCGCAACACTGACCTTGAGCAAGGCGGCACGGTGGTCGTGCCGTGGGAGATTTCCCCGACATCGCGATTCGCGATACAAACCAATCAGCTGACGAACGGCACCGTCGACGGGTTGGGCCTGATGGTTCTCCCCGTGCCGAGCAACAACGTGAGGTTGACGGCTCGTGTGCGATCGACAGCGACGGCCCCGGGAATATCTCAGTTCGAGGTGCGGAGAAAGACAGCTACCTATGTGGCCGATCCGGGTGACAGTGCCTACGCGGTGCGGGTCGGCGCGGGGCAGGTCCGGCTGATCAAAAAGGTCGCCGGGTCCGGCATCTGGGTCGACGTAAGCGATCCGTTCACGCATGACGCCGACGTCGACGTAGCGGTGCAGGTATTCGATTCGCTGCTGTCGTTGTTGATCAACGGCGCCGAGATCATGTCGATAACGGACACGTCGATCACCGCGGGTGGATATGTCGGCGTGTACAAGACGGGCGCCGGTTCGATGGGGCCTATCAACTGGGTCAGGGTCGACCTGCTGACGGCAGGGTAAGTCGCCGCAATCGCCCGGTTTGGCTGCCGGTGGGGCAGGGTGCCTCCGTGAGACCATAGGCGGCATGGCAGACATTGAGTGGCCGCTGATCATCCCGGTCGACGATCGCACGTGGTGGGACAGCCTGACCGCCGACGAACGCGTGCAGGCGCAGAACTGGGCGACCGCGATCCTGTGGGCGCTGTCGGGGCGGGTGTTCGGCACTCGGCTCGTCACCGTCCGGCCGGCTCATCGGCCGCCGCGCCGCGGATCAACGTATGACGGGACGTTGTCGCCGGGTCGGCACGGCGTGTATGCGGCGTCCGGGCTGCTGATCGGGTCGACTGCGCAGGTACTCGCCCCGTGCTCGTGCGTCGTCGACGACTGCCGCCATCAGACACCGGCCGACCTCGCGCTGCCCGGGCCGATCGACGAGATCGTCGAGATCATGATCGACGGCGACGTCGTCCCGGACACCACCTACCGCATCCGTAATCACCGGTGGGTGCGTCGCACCGACGGCCGGGCGTGGCCGATGCGGCAGAACCTCAACGCCGCCGACAACGAAGTCGGCGCGTTCGCGGTCACCTATCGGCAGGGCATCGCCGCGCCCGAGGCGGCGCAGTACGCCGCCGGGATCATGGCCGTCGAGTACCTCAAGAGTCGGCGCGGCCAGAAGTGCCGACTACCCCGCGGTGTGACCGAGGCGAACCGCAATGGGCTGCAGGTGACCATCGACCCGCGCGTCTATTTCGCCGAGGGTATGACCGGCATCGAGGACGTCGACCAGTGGCTGATGGCGGTCAATCCGCATCGGCTGTCGCAGACGTCGGAGGTGCTGCCGCCGCACGATCTGGCGACGGAGTTCACGTCATGACGGCACCGGAGGCGTTCAAGGGCTGCAATCCGTACGCGCTGGCGCGGCTGCTCGTCGAACGCGCCGAGCACGAGTTGCAGACTGCGCGGGCCGGGGCGCCCGATCAGGTCGTGGTACTGCCGACGAAACCGGGTATCGAGTTCTGTTCGCGGCTGTGGGCGGCTGTCACGACGATCACGCCGAAACCGTCGGGGAAGTCTCGGCAGGCGACCGTTGGGGCGTGTGCGGCCGAATGGCGGGTCGCGATCACGGTCGGTGTGACACGCTGCGACCCGATGGTCGACCAGCGTCACCCCGAGGATCTGCCCGACCCCGTCGTGTACGACTCGGGTACCCGCGACATGCTCGACGACCTCGAGGCGTTGCGGCGGGCGATCCTGGGCGCCAACTGGTCGATCGTCGACGTCGATCCGACGCAGGTGACGTTCGGGCCGACGCGCATGATCCAGGCCGGCGCGGGGATCGCGGTCGAATGGGACGTGCTCGTCGATACTGAACTCGGGCGGATGGCCGACGAGGCGGTACCGATGCTGCCGGGCGACCCCCGACGATGAGAGGGCAGTCATGAGTGAACAGGTGACGATCGAGGCGCAGCAGTCGTTCGGCGAGCTGCGGGCAGGTGACGTGGTGACGGTCGACCGGACCGGCTACGTCGACCGGCTGATCAAGAACAAGCGGGTCGTGGTCGTCGGTGACGACACCGAGCCGACGACGACCGTCGCGCCGGGCGGCGATGATCTGGTGCCGGCGGGTATCCCGAAACGCAACGCCTCGCGTGACGACTGGGCCGAGTGGCTGGCGGTGAACACGTCGATCGTCACCGAGGGCAAGACGCACACGCAGTTGCTCGCCGAGTACGACGAGCTGACCGCGACGCCGCCGGCCATGACCGACACGGTCGACGATCAGGCCGCCGGCGCCGCTACCGATTCCGGTGCTGACGGTACCGACGGGTCGGCCGGTGACGGTACGGATTAATCAGGCCAACGTCGACGCGGGGAAACTCCGCATCGGGAATCGTTGGGCGCATCGGGTCGGGCGGCGTGTGCAGAATGAGGCGCGCCGCCGGGCGCCGGTGGATGAGGGCACGTTGCGCAATTCGATCGAGTACGTCGTCGACGTGACGACACGCCGCGCGCACGTGACGATCGGGTCGCCGCTGCCGTATGCGCGCTATATCCACGAGGGCACCGGGATCTACGGGCCGCGCGGCACGCCGATCGTGCCGGTGTCGCGTGAGGCGCTCAAGTTCCAGGTGAAGGGGTCGGGTGGGAAGCGGCGCGGCCGTGATGCGCCGTGGGTGTTCGCGAAGTCGGTGAAGGGTATTCCGCCGAATCCGTTCCTCGTCGACGCGCTCGAGGCCGTGATGGGGCAGGTCAACCGTCTACGCTGATCAATGCCCGGTGCAGTAGCGGCGGGAAGTGGTGACCGGGAGCCTTCCGGACGGTCGGCAATCCGGCGCCGCGGCACATACCGACTGACGACTGCTAGGAGCAGCGCAATGGCATCAACCCCCAAGGCACCCCCGGTCAACGCGTCTCGCGCGAAGTGGGTGGCGTTCGTGTCCGAGGCATACCCCGACGTCGACACCGACGACATGGATCGACCGGATCTCATCGAGCTGCACAAGCTGCGCAAGGCGGGTAGCCCGTCGGACTCGGACACCACCGGCGACGGCGCCACCGATGCCGACGAGCGTCGCTACGCCGATCAGGTGCGGGTCGTTCCGCAGGACCGGCCCGACTTCGAGGCGCCGACCCTCGACGACGTGCCCGAGTCCCTGCGGTTCTCGACCGACACCGGTGAAGAGACCGAGGTCGAGCGGATCGCGTTCGCGATGGACGACGAACCGTTCTGGCTGTACAAACCGTCCGACGCGGCGATGCGGCTGTACATGGCGCAGCTGCTCGGCGACGACCCGAAGACGCGGATGAACGCGATGACGCTGCTGGTGCAACAGGCCCTCGACACGTCCGGGCTGATGTACGTGCAGGACCGGGTCACCGACAAGCGGAACAAGTTCGATGATGGGCTGTACGCGCACGTGGTGGCCGCGGTGCTCGACACGTGGGGCGAGGACATGGCCGCCGCACAGTTCAAGGCGCTCGCCGAGAAAGAGCGGGAGCAGAAGCAGAATCGGGCGCAGCGACGCGCCGCCGCCCGACAGAAGTAGGTCGGCGCTGTGGCTGTAGGGCCGCCGTTCGATCGCGCGCCGTCGGGCTGGATGCTCGACGGCGCGTTCCTGTCTACCCGCACCCCGGACACCCGGCGGCTGCTGCCGCTGTTCGTGCTGCCCGACGACGACCCCGTGTCGGGAATGGCGACGGTGATGGAGTTCTGCACCCTCACGTCGCTGCCGCAGCTGTATGCGGCGATCCTGCGGCCACGCGCCGATGGCCCGGCGCCGACGCTCGAGCTGTTGCAATTCGTCGCCGACCGGCTCGTCGAGTCGCACCTCGGAGTGAAACGGTGGATCGCGCAACGTGTGTGGCGCGACGCGCTCGGGTCGTGGCTGCTCGTCGACGGTGAGCTGCAGCTCCGCGGGATCGACGTGCTCGCGTTGCCGCCGGACCGGGCGACGAACGCCGTCTATGCGCTGCTGCGCGGGTGGGCGGCGAACGACCAGGCGTCGCTGGACAAGTGGAAACGGCGCGTCGAAACGCCGCCGCTGCGCGAGATCCGGCGGTGGAAGCGTGACGACGTCGCGGTGTCGTCGGGTGCGACCGCCGCGGACATGGCCGAGAGGGTGCGCAAGATGAAGGAGTCGCAGCGTGCCCGTGCCGCCGCGAAGCCTGTCGGTGCAACGATCACCATGCCTAGCTCGGATACCCTGACACCTGACGACCAGCGCAGCCTGCCCGCTCGCTGACCCGTTCGGCGAGACGTCGCCGGACGTGACGAGCGATAGGCGGGCAGCGTGACATCAGGCGGCGGTGAGTGGGCCGAGGTAGGCGTCGATGCCGAGCTGAACCTCGACAACCTCGACGGCGAGCTGCGGCAGCGCCTCGAGCGTGAGGCCGAACTCGCGGCGGCCGCGGTGCGTAAGCACATGGCGAAACTCGAGGTCGCGTTGCGCAAGTCGTTCGACCGGATGGCGCAGGCGTTTGAACGGCAGATGGATCGGGTTCCGAAGGCCGCCGAGCAGGCCGGCCGTAAGACGGTCACGTCGTGGGCGAAGTCGATGGGCCGGATGGTGCGGGCGACCGAGGCCGCAGCGACACGGATCAAACAATCGCTGGACGACATACCGAACACGATCCCGGTCAACATCGCGATCCGACAGTCGGGTATCGACTTGGCCGAGATTCGCCGCACCACGACGGCGCTGCGCCGGCTGCAGGACGTCGGCAACGTCAACTCGGCGGTGAACATCGTGACCGGCGGTGCGACGGTCCAGGACCTGCGGCAGCTGTCGCGGGCGCTGACCCGCATCGGCAAGCTCGGGAACACGACGATCGTCATCAACATCGTCATCCACAACATGTCTGCGCTCGAGCGGCTGGTGTTCCTGCTCAACCGGCTACCGGGCCGCCGCAACGTCAACGTGAACATGGACGCGAATCCGATCCTGCGGGGCATCGGCGCGATCGGCCGGCTCGGCGGGGCAATGCTGTCGATGACGGGTACCGCGCTCAAGTGGACCGGCATCATCGGGGCGGCGACGGTCGCAGTCGCCGGGATGCTGCCCGCGCTCGCCGCGCTCGGCGCCGCGCTCGGGTCGGCACTGTTCTCGACGGCGATCGCCGGAGCGGGCGCGTTCGCCGCGGGGATCTCGGCGGTGCTCGTCGGTGTGCTCACCCTCAAGACGGCGTTCGCCGGTGTCGGCGAGGCATTGAAGAACGCATTCGATCCGGCGAACGCGGAGAAGTTCAACGAGGCCCTAGCGAAACTCGCGCCCGAGGCGCGGCAGTCGGTGCTGGCGATCCAGTCGCTCGGAATGGAGTTCAAGCGGGTCGTTCAGCAGCCGGTGCAGAACGCGGCGTTCGCTGGTCTGGCGCCGCAGTTCGCGCGTCTGCGCACCCTGTTGGTGCCGGTGCGCGATGCGATGCTGGGCGTCGTCGACGGATTCAACGAGGGCGCTAAGTCGGCGCTCGGGTTCATCAACTCGACCCGCGGGATGGGTACCGTCGGGCCGCTGCTGTCCGAGGCGTCGAACATGGCAGGCAATTTCCTGTCGGCGATCGGTAACCTCGTGCCGGGCATCCTGGCGGTCGGTGCTGGGGCGTCGCAGGTGTTCGGGCCGATGACCAACGGGATCGCTGGGGCGGCGCGTGAACTGTCGAACATGCTCGTCGCCGCGCAGCAGTCCGGGCGCATGGCCGATTTCTTCCGCGACGCTATCGGTGTCGCACAGCAGCTGTGGTTCGTCATCCAGCAGGTCGGCGGGATCATCTCGGCAGTGTTCTCGGCGGCGGCCGCCGCGGGCGATGGCGTGCTCGGTGGACTCGCCGAGAAGCTGCAGACGATCAACGCCTACCTGTCGGCGGGCGAGGGCCGCGACGCGCTCATCGGATTCTTCCAGTCGATGCAGTCGGCGGTCGCGACGGTGCTGCCGATCCTGTTGCAGGTCGGCACGATCATCGGGACGGTCGTCGCACCGGCGATCGCCGGGCTGATCACGCAGATCGGGCCGTCGATCTCGGGTCTCGTGTCGTCGATCGGTGACGGGCTGGCCGCGATCGCACCGGCCATGCAGCCGCTCGGCGCGGCGATCTCGTCGATCGCGTCGGCACTCGGGCCGGTCATGCCGGTGCTCGGGCAGCTGATCACGACGTTCGTGCAGCTCGCCGGCCCGATCATCGGTGCGCTCGCGCAGGCGCTCGGACCGGTACTCGTCACCGTCGGGAACTCGCTGATCACGATCTTGCAGGCGCTTATGCCTGCGGTGCAACCTATCTCGGATCTGTTCGTCGCGCTCGGGCCGGTCGTCGGGCAGCTCGCGTCGATGCTCGGCGGGATGCTCGGCGCCGCGCTGCAGACGCTGGTGCCGACGGTCGTCGCGGTCGTCACCGCGCTGACGCAGATCATGCCCGTGATCACTGGCATATTGCAGATGCTGCAACCGTTTACGACCGCGATCGGCGCGATCGCCGGCGCGGTGCTCATCGCGGTCGGCGCCTTCAAGGTGTTCAAGGTGGTGCAGTCGATCATCACCGGGGTCCGCATCGCGTGGCTGCTGCTCAACCTCGCGTTCACCGCGTCGCCGATCGGTTTCATCATCACCGCGATCGCGGCGCTCGCCGCCGGACTGTACCTGTTCTTCACCAAAACCGAAGTGGGCCGCCAACTCTGGGACAAGATTTGGAACTCTATCAAGGCGACGTTCTCGGTGGTGTGGAACGCGATCAAGGCCGCATGGGATGCGGTCTACCCGTACATCGAGGCCGGATTCAGAGCGCTCGGCGCGACCGCTACGTGGTTGTGGCAGAACGCAATCGGCCCCGCGTTCCGATTCATCGGCAATGTAATACAGGTCGCGTGGTCCGTTATTCAGGTCGCATTCCAGGCGTGGCTGGCATACGTGAAACTGCTCGGATCAATCGTCCTGTGGCTATGGAACAACGCTGTGATGCCCGCATTCAACGCGATCAAGGGCATCATTTCTGCCGCATGGGGATTCATCTCGCAGAAGTTCGCCGAGTTCAAGCTCGGACTACAGGTGCTCGGCGGATTCTTCGGCGATCTCGCGACCACGATCAACGAAAAGGTAACGCAGGCAAAGGATTGGGTCGTCGAGAAGTTCACGGCCGTCGTCGATTTCTTCCGCGGGCTGCCCGGTAAGATCAAGCAGTTCGCGGGCGCTATCTGGGAGCCGATCAAGGAGTCGGCGCGGACCGTATTCAACGCGATCGCCGGACTGTGGAATAACACGGTCGGAAAGCTGTCGTTCCGTGCACCGGATTGGATTCCCAAGTTCGGCGGTAAGGGATTCGACATGCCCGACATTCCGTTGATGGCTCGAGGTGGGCCGGTCGGCGGGATCGGTACGGGTACGTCTGACTCGAACCTCGTCGCGCTGTCCAAGGGCGAGTGGGTCAACCCGGCCGCGCGGACGAACGCGCGGACGCTGCCGTGGTTGAAGGCCATCCGCGCCGGGTGGGTGCCGCCGAAATGGCTCGGCGGGCTGCTCGGCGGGTCGATCCCCGGATTCGCTGAGGGCGGCATGGTCGGCGGCCGCGAACCGTACGGCCTGCCCGCCGGCACCTCGGGCGAGATTGATGTGCCGTGGGTCAACGAACTCGAAAAGCAGTTCGGCCTGAAAGCGTCGACGTACGCGGGGCATCAGGAGAAAGACGGGAAGAACAAGGGCATCGACTGGTCGGGTCCGGTCGCCAATATGCAGCGGTTCGCCGAGTACCTGCGCGCGAACAAAGGCCAGGTGGAACAGGTCATTTGGATGAACCCGGAGACCGGTGAGCGGATCGGTGTCGCCGACGGGCAGCTCGTCGGCCCGGGCACGTCGCAGCCCGGCTACTACCGCGACGACTGGTCTGGGCACCAGGATCACGTGCACACGCGGCAGTCGTTCGCAATCGGCGGTACCCCGTCGGGCAACGCGCCGGGCATCAACAGCACACCCGGCGGTGCGTCGCCGTCGCTCGGCGGCAGCATGTCGTCGTCGACGCCGATCGGTTCGGGTATCGGCTCGGGCGCCGCGGGCAGTGCGGGCGGTTCGTCGTGGGGCAACTCGGGCGGCGGGTCTCAGTTCAACAGTGCAGCCGAGGCGAACAAGGCCGGGATTGTGCCGGTGTGGGTGGAGAACTGGCCGTCGACGATGGGTGGCAGTGGTGGCGGTCTGGGCGGCAGCGCGGCCGCGATGCCCGCCGATGCTGGTCTCGGTGGGGCGCCGACTGGCGGGGCGCCGGGCGGTGCGGTCCCCGCGGGGGCCGGTCTCGGCAAGCTCACACAGTCGTCGACGAAGGACGAGGTCGGTGAGGCGATCTACTGGGAGGCACGCAAGCGCGGCTACTCGCACGAGGACGCGATCAAGATCATCAGCACCGGGCTGCAGGAGTCGGGTCTACGTCCCGGCGCCGTGAGCGACAACGGGCTGTGGCACGGCGTGTATCAGCAGGATTCGAGCTACCCCGGCCGCGACGATCCGAACAAGAACATCGCCGCGTTCTTCGACCGGATGGAAACGAAACGCAAGGGGCCGGGCGCATCTCAGGACATGTGGAAGAACATATTCTGGCTCCAGCAGGCGCCCGGTATCGACACCGCCGAGGGCGCCTACTCGGGTGGCCGGACGGCGTACCTCGACGAGATCCAGTCGCAGCAGGCCGAGGCTAAGCGGATTGCCGACGCCGCGGCTAAGAAGGCGCCGCAGCCCGCACCGGCTGCTGCGGCACCGCCGGCTGCTGGTACCCCGCCGGCCGACGTGACGACGACGACCACGACCACGACGTCGACGACGACACCTGATCTCGGTGGTGACCCGAACGCGTTGGCGGTGGCACCGCCGACGACAACCCCGACGCCGGGCGCACCGACCGCCGGGTCGGGCGGGTCGTCGTCGATGCCGTTCGGTCAGGCGCGGGCGGATACGTGGGCGCGTGAACAGGATTTCGGTACGCAGGCTCGCGACTGGGCGCTCGGCGCGCTCGGCAGCGAGTTGGGCGCGCTCGTCGAGCCTGTCGGTGCTGACGGGCTGGTGAAACAGGGCATCGACGAGCTGATCAAGTTCCTCAAGGAACAGCCGAAACCGGCGCCGGCCGTGGTGAAGTACGCCGATACCGTGAACTACAACGGCGTGGACGGGAACAAGAACCGCGACAAGATGGTCGCCGGAATGACTGCGGTCACCGAGACGTACAGACAGGGCTGACACATGACACCAGGTATCCACGACGAGCGTCGGTCGGCGTCGCTGATTCTGCGGGATAAGTACCAGCTCAACGACCTGGTAATCATCGACGTGCTCTCAAGCGACACACCTCGAGGGCCGCAGGGCGTGACGCTCGGCGGCAACCTGTCCGGGCTGTGGAAGGTGCCGACCGAGACGCCGCTCGAGCAGTGGGCGTACCAGGAAGGGGCGACGCCGTCGCAGTTCCCGCGTAAGAAGGAACGCCGACCGACGGCCGAGTTCATCACCTATGCGCAGACGTTCGCCGAGTACCAGCAGATCGAGTCACTGCTCTGGTCAGTGTTGGATACGAAGTGGGATTGCTGGCTGCGGATCTACTTCCCGCCGCCGCACGGGTGGCGCGAACTGCGGGTGCGGCTGCTCAACGAGCCGGACGACAAGAGCAACGAGATCCCGGGCCGCCGACTCAATCGGGTGTGGCCGGTGCAGCTGCTCGCGTGTGACCCGTTCTGGTACTCGGAGCCGTACCAGTTCGAGTTCGTCCGCGACAATCAGGGCGACGGTCGGCCGTACATGACGCCGGTCGGTGGCGGCGCGTACGAGATCATGGTGCCGTGGTCGAATCCGGCCGACGAACATGGATGGGCCGAGTGGAACTCGGGTGAGCTGACCGGCGCCACCGAGACGTGGTCGTTCCCTGACGGCGACTCGGGCAACCTCATCGCGCTGCCGCCGCTGGCCGGTGCGAATAAGTCGTTCTGGGTGCAGACGAACCCGTCGAAACCCCAGCTGTGGGTACGTGATGTGGCGCAGGACTGGGCGCGGATGAAGTCCAAGACGTTCACGCAGCCGTTGCTGGCGAACACCCCGGACGTGCGAACGGTGAAGGTGCGTCTGCAGGGCGGCACGCCGACGTCGAGCATGATGCTCACGATCCCCCGTCGGTGGGACCGGCCGATCGGTGGCCAGTTGCCTGCCGTGCGCGAGGCGGTGCTCGCCTGATGCCCGCTACCCCGACACAGATGCGCGCCGAGCTGCAGGCGTCGTTCAATGACTGGCTGGCGCATACCCGTCGGCGGCCGACTGTGCTGCTGTACGACAAGAATTGGCAGGACAACCTGCCGGTTTTCAATGAGACGGCGTGCAAGGTGTCGCGCCGGCTCAACGACACCGGCGAGGGAAACCTACGCATCTTTGGCAACGATGCCGTGTACGACTTTGTGATCGACGAACTCGGCGAGTGGGAAGATCTGCACGTACGCATCCAGTTCGGGCACAACATCGAGTGGACCGGCAAGGTCACGAAGGTGATCGACGAGGGCGACGACAACGGATTCGAGTTCATCGAACTCAAGATCGTGCACGAGTTCGAGCACGCCAAAAAGGTTGTGTGCTTTGCAAACCCGTTCTTCCCGGCACAATTCCAATGGCCGAAAATTTGGGCCTACGGAGGTCCGTCGGCGTTCGGCGTGACGACCCTGCTGTTCCTGAACCTGTTGCGGCGGTTCGCGCTGCCGTGGACGTTCTCTGACAACCTGTTCGACCCGGCGTCGTGGCTGGCGAATTTCAACCCGGCGAACTGGCCGATAGTCGTTGTGCCGAAACCGTTTTTCACCGACACGTCCATGTGGTGTGTGCTCGCGACACGGTTCGGCAATTTCTACGACGTCGTGCTGCCGACCCTGAAAGATGCAGGGCTGCATCTCGACTGCTACCGGTGGTTCCCCGGCATGCCGCAGCCGGCGTCGTCGCACTACACGCTCACCAAGCCGACCCTTGTGTTCGATGTGAAGAACAAGAGCGGGTACGTCGGCCCGACGGGCACCCTGCTCGACGGGATCGCGACGCTGATCAGCGAGGTCGCCGACGACCTGATCAACGAGGTCGTGACCGAGACCAGCTATGTCGAGTCGCCCGAATACTCGGTGGCCGGATTCATGGGCACCACGCGGCCGAATCCGTGGGCGACGTTCCGGCATGCACGGTCGACGTACGGGCAGGGCAGCGTCGAAAGCTACAGGGCGATAACGAATAAGGCGACAGCGTCGTCAATCGTCACCGGAGGAAAATCCCCCGACTGGGTCAACGCCGGTGTGAAACTGCTCTTGAACGCGGCGCTCGGATATCTGGGAATGCTGATCGGCAACCCGGCACTCGGACTCGGCATATTCGAGGGCCAAGTCACCGACGTGATCCTCGCGTTCCATCGAATACCCAACCCCGTCCGGGTGCAGAAGATGGGCGAATGGGGGCCACCGTTCGGCGAGTACTGGGAATCGACGGGCAGCAACGGCATGCTGACGTCGGTGATCCAGGCGATCCGCACGGGATTCTTCCGCAGCCGCGCATACCGCGTGTTCGAGGTGAAGGTGATACCGGGCCGGCCGCTCGTGCCCGGCGCGCACTTCGACATCGGTGACCGCGTCAACGTCGAGGTCGGCCGCAAGGGCAAGCTGCACACCGATTACGTGTACGACATTACGACCGAATGGTCGCGCACACAGGACCCGACCGACGCGGTCACGATCGGCGACGGTGTCGTCGAGGACACACCCGGCGCGATCCTGTCGCGGCAGATCGCGTCCATCAAGGACATCGTTCAATCCGTGGGAGTATCGGCGTGACCACCACGACGAGAGGGCGACACGATGGCTAGGCGAGGAAATCAGCGGGCGCGCGGGCGTATCCGAGACAGCAACGGTGTGGTGCAGGCGCTCGGGCAGCGGCACCCGCTGCTCGACGTGTTCACCGCGATCCCGCTGCACGAGCCGGAGCGACCGCAGGCCAAGCTGCCGCCGATCAACTGGCCGACCGAGCTGAAACAAGTCGTCTGTATCCACGTGTTCGAGAACCTGTACCCCGGGCTGCCGGAGCCGCTGCCGCCCGGTGTGCGGGCGCACCTCGTCGACGACGACGGCAAGCCGATCGTGAACGAACGCGGCGAGCCGGTGATCATCGGGTCGAGCAAATATCGGCTGGTCAACCCGACCGGCGACAAGGGCTTGACGATGGGCGGTGCCGGTGAGTATTGGCTGACATGGGCTGTCGACGCGCAGGCCGTGAAGCGTGCGGCGGCCGACACGATGGACGAGGTCGGTCCGGCGCAGCCGATGCCCGACGTCGGACAGATGGACGAGCAGCAGCTACTGCAGCACCGCGAGCAGCTGCGGGCGCAGCAGCTCGCCATCGAGGAACGGTTGCAGGACTCGGAGCGGGCGAACCAGCTCGACGTGCCGATCGACATGCCGGTCGCGCCGCCGCCGGAGTGGGGCGATTGGACCGAGCGGAACAAGCACCGGCTGCGGCCGAAGGACGGCGGTGATCCCGAGTGACGTCACCCGATCTGTTCGTACCGTCCAAGGGCTACCGGGCGAACACGGTCTACCAGCTGCAAGAGGTCGACCCCGACGCGCTCGGGGCGGCCGAGAACGCCGACATGCACGCCGAACTCGAGGCGGTCCGCGCGCAGCTGTTCAACAACTTGCTGGGCGGATTCCTGAACGTGCCGGCGGCGGTCGGCACCGCGGTCGGCGGGATCATCGGCGCGATCACGGGGATACTCGACGGCGGACTTGACGACCTGTTCGACTACTTCGACGGCGGTGATCGGCTCGCCGAGATCGAGGCAGCGATCGCTGATCTCGAGTCGGTGGCGCCGGCGACGCCGGTCACCCCGGCGTATGTCGCCGACATCGACGACATGGCGTCGTGCTCGCGTGACGACCTGACCACCTATCAGGTGTCGACGTCGGGTGGTGGTCACTCGCACGGGTCGGGGTCGTTGTCGGCGAGCACGTCGACGGGCAACGTCACCGGGTCGACGAGCAACGCGACCCCGAACATCAATGTGAGCATCGACCTCGTGCCGGCGAAGTACAAGCCGGCGCGGGTGACGTTCTCGTCGGTGGCGCCGGTTGATTACACGCCGATTATCGTCGACCGCCGGGGCAACGCGAAACGGATGCGGTGGAAGGTCGGCAACGATACGAGCCTGTTCGGTGTCGACGCCTATTACATGGCGTTGTGCATCTACAACCCGACGAACGGGAACATCGAAAAGGTGTGGGACAGCGGCAATATCAAGGATGGCGTTGCGAACACGACGTCGCTGCAAGAGGTCGGCGTCGATATGGCGCTCGCGTCGCCGCTCGTGACGCCGGGGCAGATCCTGTTCATGGCGCACCAGCAGATCGCGCCGGGTATCGCGCAAGACACGAGGTCGTTTGCGTGCAAGCCGCAGCCGAGCAACGTGACCGCCCGGCCGGGGCAGCTGCTCAACGGCTGGTACTTCCGCACCCCCGGTAACCACGGGTCGATTCCGTCGTCGGTGGCGCTGTCGTCACTCGACCGGCGCAACGACTGCATCCCGTGGGGCGCGATCCAGGTCGAGGCGGTGCCCGCATGATGACACCGGTGACGGCCGACGAGATCGCCGCGTTCCGCAAGGCAGGCCGCGGCAGCGAACTGTGGTGGCACGCCGAGTACGGGGCGGTGCCGGTCCGAGACCCGCTGCCCGTCGGCGCGGTCTACCTCATGCCGTGGGATCGGGCATGGTTCGACCAGTGGGGCGGCGACTGGTCCGCGGCCGCCGACCAGATCAACGGCCTGCTGCTGGCGCAGGGACTCATCGACGACCCCGACGAGGCCGACGAGGCTGAGAGGATAGAGCCATGACATGCGCGATCGGAGATCCCGCCGGTACACAAAACGTGTATCTCAAGCTCGGCGGTCGTTTCGAGCAGCAGCTCGAGTTCCAAGACATCGACGGTAGTGCATGGAATCCGCCGCCGGGCACCGCGATCACGATGGTGTTCGGTAACCCGACGACGCCGATCGCGACATGGTCGGCGACGATCGACGGCAACGTCGCCACATTCGAGCGGACCGTCGCGCAGGTCACCGCGGCGAAGACGACCCTGCCGAACGGCACACCGGTGCGCATCCTGCTGACGGTGCCGCCGGACACCGAGCCGACCGTCGAGACCGTCGGCATGGTGGTGTGGCAGTGAGCGGGCCGGGCATCATCACGCTGCGGCGGCGCCGCCCGCAGGTGCTCGCGGCGCCGCGGTCGGAGCCGTTCAACGTGTGGGTGGTGCGTGGCCGCGACGGACGCGGTATCGACATCGAGGACACCGTCGACACGTACGCCGACCTGCCGACCGGACTCGGGCCGGAGGACAAGGGTGCCGGCTACATGGTGCGCGCCGACAAGATGTTCTACCGCTGGTCCGGTACGGAGTTCCCCGACGAGGGTGACGGCATCCTGATCATGGGGCCGGACGGCCCGGCCGGTCGGGGGATCGCGACCGACGGCATCGAGGTCGTCGGCAATCAGCTGCGGTTCACGATGACGAACGGCACCGTCGAAACGGTGTCGGTGCCGGCGATCCAGCAGGCGATCGACTCGGCGGCGGCGGCGTCGGCGTCGGCGACTGCGGCGAACACAGCGAAGGGTGCTGCGGAGGCGGCCGCGCTCACTGCCGGCAACTCGGCGACGACCGCTGTCGGTGCGCGTGACGCCGCGATCACGGCCCGCACAGGCGCCGAGGGTGCCCGCGATACCGCGGTCGGCGCGGCGACGGCAGCAGACAACTCGGCGGATGCCGCGGCACTGTCGGAGTCGAACGCCGACACCAGCGAAACGAACGCCGCGGCGTCGGCAGCCGCTGCCGCGGGATGGGCGAACACGGCCGACACTCGGGCGACCGCAGCCGAGACCGCGCGGACCGGTGCGCAGACAGCCCGGACCGGCGCCGAGACAGCCCGCGATGATGCGGCCGGGTCGGCGACCGCGGCGCAGACAGCCGCCGACGACGCGCAGGACTCGGCGACCGCGGCCGCAGCGAGCGCAGCCGAGGCCGCCGACGTCGTCACCTCAGGCATCCCGAACGCGACCGACACCGTCAAGGGCGGCATTCGACTCGCCGGCGATCTCGGCGGCACGTGGGATATGCCAACGGTGCCGGCACTCGCGACCAAGGCCGACCTCGACCCCGAGACCGGCATGATCCCGACGTCGCAGATCCCGCCGCGCGCGATGGTCACGTCGAAACTCGTCGCGTCGACGGCCGAGCGTCTCGCGTTGACCAGCGCGCAGGTGCAAGAGGGCGACATCGCGGTGCAGTCGGGCAACCCCGGCCGCGGCACGTACATGCTCGGCGACGGCCCGCCATCCGATCCGGCGTCGTGGCAGCTGCAATTCTCGCCGACCGACGCCGTGTCGAGCGTCAACGGGTACAACGGCATCGTTGTGCTCGGCAAAGGCGACGTCGGACTCGGCAATGTCGACAACACCAGCGACCTGAACAAGCCGATCAGCACGCTCACGCAGACCGCGCTGGACGGCAAGGTCGACGAGGTTGCCACGGCGAACGTCGCGTACGGCACCAAGACGGGCGGCGTCCAGGGCACGTGGCCGGTCACGTCGGCGGCGACCGCGACGACCCTCGCGCTACGCGGTACCGGCGGTACCGTCGCTGTCGGCGATGCGACCGCCGCCGGGCACGCCGCATCCAAGGGGCAGCTCGACACCGGGCTGTTGGGCAAGGCGGCGTCGGTGCATCAGCATTCGGCGGTCGACATCAACGCTGGCACCCTCGACGTCGCGCGGCTGCCCGTCGGCACCGCTGCGGGGCAGGTCGCCGCGGGCGACGACTCCCGCATCGTCAACGCCGTGCCGAACACCCGCAGCGTGTCGGCCGGTACCGGGCTGACCGGCGGCGGCGACCTCACCGCCAACCGGACCCTCGCAGTCGCGTACGGCACGACCGCGGGCACCGCAGCGCAGGGCAACGACGCACGCCTCGCGGACACCCGCACCCCGACTGACAACACCGTCTCGACGGCGAAGATCGTCGACGCAGCGGTGACCGTCCCGAAACTCGGTGCCGACGTCGCACCCGCGATTCAGAACATGATCGACACGTCGGTGCTCGCCGCGCAGCGCGTCACCGTGAACGCGCAGGCCGGCGCGTACACCCTCGTCGCGACCGACGCGAACAAGGCCGTCGAGGTGTCGTCGGCGACTGCGGTGAACCTGACGATCCCGGCCGACGCGGCGGTCGCGTTCCCGGTCGGCACCGTCATCGAGGTCGACCAGCTCGGCGCCGGGAAGGTCACCATTGTTGGCGCGTCCGGTGTCACCGTGCAGGCGCCGGTCACCCCGACGACCCGCGCGCAGTACTCGGCGCTGCTGCTGCGCAAGCGCGCCGCGAATCTGTGGCTTGTGTCGGGCGATATGTGATGGTGCTGCCGAACGCGCGGTTCCGCACGCAGCGCAAGTATCAGGCGAATAACGTCGCGTTCGACAACTCGACAGTGCTCGAGGGATCGGCGACGACCAACACGAACATCACGGTCGGGGCCGGCGCGACGATCATCGTGTTCGCCGCCGGCAACGTCACCAACGCGGCCCGCGTCGACGGCGTCTCCATGACCCTCGTCGGCAAAACAGCCAATGCGGCCATGTACTACGCGACCGGGCTGGCCGCCGGCGCGCGGAATGTGCAGGTCGACCGGTCCGGGTCGAGTTCCTACATTGTCGCGGTCATGTCCTATACCGGCGTGACCACCGTGACCGGCGGTGTGCTCGGCAGCGGGTCGGGCACCACGCAGTCGGCGAGTCCGTCCGGCACTGGCGGTCTGGCGGTCGTCGGGTTCGACATCGGGCTGTCGTCCGGCGACGTCGGGTCGGTCGTGTCGAACGGCGCCATCCGGCAGTTGTACCGCCGCACCTCGGGTAACGCGCTCGTCGTCGCCGACAAACCGGTGCCGCCGGTCGAGATCACCAACCCGACGGGCGGTAGCTACACCACGATCGCGGCGTGGCTGACCACGTGATCGCGGTGCGCATGATCGTGACCGGCGCGGGTTACTCTGGCCTGTAGTTTCGTCGCTGGCTAGGGGCCGGGCACCGCACCCGTGGAAGGCAGCCCTAGCCGTGGCACCTCGATTCATGCCGCTACAAGCCGGCACGCACGTCACTAGCCCGTTCGGGCCGCGTGACGGTGGGTTTCATGGTGGCACCGATTTCGGCAAGACCGGCGGGTCGGCCGGGCTGCCGGTATTCGCCTGCCAATCCGGGACCGTCATCCACGCCGGCGCCGCGTCAGGGTACGGCGGCCCGGACCCCGCCGGGTGGCTGGTCATCGACTCGTCTGATGAGCAGGGCGCCGGGTGCGTCGAGTACGGGCACATCATCCGCGAGGTCGCCAACGGCGCGAAAGTCACCGCGGGGCAGCGCATCGGCCGCATCAACCCGAACCGGGACACGAACGGCGGTGTCGCACCGCACCTGCACCTGACGGTGTGGGCGCGCGAGTACGGCGGCACCCGCGTCGACCCGATGTCGTGGCTGCGGGGCAGCCCGCACCCCGGCACCCCGAACGCACCAGCAGCACCGAAACCCACGACACCAGGAGCAGCACCGATGGCAATCGACTACGGCATCACGCACACCATTTTCGGGTACAACGCGGGCAGTGCGGGCACCGGCAACTCGAATGGTCGGCGGCCGCGCACCGACTTCGCTGCCGCGCACACGCAGGAAGGCGGCACCGGCGACGCGATCGGACTCGCCCGGTATTGCATCGGCGCGCAGGTCGGCTACAACGTGATCGTGGACGACGAACGTACCGTTCTGAACGTCCCGAACGTCGAGGGATCGTGGTCGGCGGCCGACGCCAACAACATCGCATGGCACCTGTGTTTCGCCGGTAGCTACGCGTCGTGGTCGGCCGGCCGGTGGCTGTCCCGCGACGCCGCCGACGGACTCAACGAAGACGCGATGCTGTGGCGCGGCGCCAAGGCGTTCGCCGCCGCGTGCCTTGAGTTCAAGATCCCCGTCGAGTGGGTCGGCGCGGTCGCCTACGCCGACAACAACTGGCCGCCCCGGCGCGGTATCTGCGGGCACGTGTCGTTCGGTCGTCGCGGCGGCGGCCACACCGACCCCGGCCGCGGATTCCCCGTCGCCGAGTTCATCCGCCGCGTGCAGTCGTTCATGCGCTCGTCGACCGCGCCGGCACCGATCAACCTGATCGAGCAGGAGGCCGCGGTAGCGCGTGCGTGGATCGGGAAGCGACTCGCCGAGCCGGGCCAGAAGGGTGAGACACCGATCCTCGACGGCGGCGTGAAGATCGGCGCGTTCGTCCCCTACGAGCGCGGTCACGTGTACTGGAAGATGGGCGCGAAACTCGCCTACGCGATCCCGCACGGAGGCATGTTCGAGGCGTTCCAGGCCCGCGGATTCGAGGACGGGATCGGGTTCCCGGTGCTGCGGCACGACGTCGTCACCGCGCACGGCATCACCGGCGGCGTCCAGTCGTTCGACCGCGGCGTGCTCATGACCCCAACCGACGGGCCGACCGCCGGGCTGCTCGTGCACGGCGAGATCGGGAAGGTCTACGCCGCGCAGGACTGGGAGCAGGGCACGCTGGGCTGGCCGCGCTCGGACGAGTACGCCTACCCGCAGATGGGCAAGGGCTGCATTCGGCAAGACTTCGCGGGCGGATCGCTCGTGTACACCCCGACGGGTGTGGTGTCAGTCTCATGACCTGTTCGGTTGAGGGTTGCGATCGCGCGGTACGTGCGCGTGGGTGGTGCGCCGCCCACTACCGACGTTGGCATCGCTACGGCGATCTGCGCGAAGGCGAATCGCTGGCGCCGTACACGCGCCGAGATCCCGTGTGCTCGGTCGACGGATGCGGGCGCAAGCATTTCGCGAAGGCGCTGTGCGCCCGGCACTACAAGCGATCGTGCGAAGGGCTGCCGCTCAACGTTCCTGCACCGGTCCGATACCTCGGGGCGGTGTGCCGTACCGATGGATGCGCGGACGTCGCCACCGCTCGCGGGTGGTGCACCCGCCACTATCAGCGGTACGGCTGCGCCCGGTACCGGGCGCGCAAGCGTGAAGCGGTGACCGTTGAGTTCACAGCAGAACAGCTAGCGGCGCGTGTCGAGTTCTACGGCGATCGCTGTTGGATCTGCGGCACCCCCGACTGGACCGCATTCGACCATGTGAAGCCGTTGAACAAGGGCGGACCGCACATGCTCAGCAACCTGCGCCCGGCGTGCTCGTCATGCAACCGGGCGAAGTCAGACAAGTGGCCGCTAACAGCAGCGGTCGCGTGATCGAAAGGCACACCATGACTCACCACAACGACGGCGAGATCCTCGAGGGCGAACTCGTCACCGACGGCAGCGGCCCGGTCACCGTCGGCGGCGAGGTCGCCGACCTGCTCGAGCGGGCGATCAAGACGTTCATGCAGACCGTGCTGATCTACCTCGGGGCCGGCGCGACCGTATCGGTGCTCGACGTGCCGTGGCTCACTGCGGTGCAGGGCGCGCTGATCGCCACCCTCGGCACCGTCGTGCTCGGACTCGTGCAGTCGGCATGGCAGTCGAGCAACCCGTACATCGAGGCACTGTCGCGGGCCGCCCGTACGTTCCTCGCATCGTTCGCCGGTGCGATCCCCGTCGTCGACGGCACAACCGCGGTCACGTTCTCGAGCATCCCGTGGGGGCAGGCCGCAGGTATCGCCGGCACCCTCGCGGCTGTGTCCCTGCTGACGTCGCTCGGTTCGATGAACCTCGGGATCGCCAAGGGCACACCGTCGCTCGTGCGCGGCTGACCAGGGGAGGGGTCAACCGTGTCGATGGGGGCGGTATTGAGAACGCAGTATCGCCCGCCATCGGGCGCCGAAGAGAGGTGTGCATGTGACGGGCAAGCGGAGCGACGAGCTAGGCCCCACGATGAAGGTGATCATCGGACTCGCGATCGCGGTCACGGTGGTCTGGGGCGCGTCGCTCGTGGTGGACATGATCAATCCCGCGTACGACCCGCCGGCGAACATCGGACTTGTGTTCATGGCGGTCGTGTCCGGGCTGTTCGGACTCGCGACATCGGCCGCGGTGCGCGGTAAGGACCGGGAGCGGGACCGGACCCGAGACAGCGACGACGACGAGGACAAAGACGAGGCGACACCGTGACAATCACACTGGACAACGTCAACGACCTACTGATCGTCGTGTGTTCGTTCCTGCTCGGGTTCGCAGTCGATCTCGGCTACCGGTGGAAGTTCCGCGGCCACAAAATCCCGCTTCCGTACATCGCGGTGCGGGCGCGGAACGCCACCATCTTCGCGGCGATCCTCGGGCTGATCAGTGTCGGCACGGTGATCAACGTCGCCGCCTCCGAGCACGCATCCGAACAGTGCAACGTCGAGTTTCGCGAGGCGCTGGCCTACAACACCGACCTGACCGCGCAGCAACGGCAGTTGGACGAGCAAGAGGACGCGCTCGACGCGCAGGTGCGGCGCAACCTCAACGAGGTGCTGCGGGCGGTCGCGTCGGCGACGTCGCGCGAGGAGACGATCGCCGCGATCAACAAGTACAACGACGCCGCGGTCGACATCGACCGACAGTTCGACCAGCTCGACCGCACCCGCGTCGAGATCAACACCGCACGCAAGCCGTACCCCGAGCCGACGTGCGGCCGATGATCGTGAGACCGATGACCGTCTACGTACTCACGTTCCGAGGGATCGACGAGAAGCTCGTCGGCAACCTACTCGACCAGTACGTCGACGCGCTACCCGTGTGGTGGCAGCGCATCGAGGTGCCGTGGTTGGCGCAGTACGGCAACGGCGCGAGCTACGCGCAGTCGTTGGCCCAAGGCATGCAGCTCGGCAGGAACATGATCGCCGAGATACTGGCCCGCGACCCGGACGCGCGGATCGTGCTCGCCGGATACTCGGGCGGCGCGGCGCTCGCCGGCGATCTGGCGAACGAGTTCGTCGGCAAGGTCACGGTGTCGGTGCTCGTCGCCGACCCGAACGACGTCGGCGACGCGAACGAGTTCGGGATCGCTGGACGCCGTGCGGTTCGTGGCCGGCACCTGCGGGTCGCCGCTCGAGGTGACGCGATCCCGAGGTGCCCGCGGTTGTCGCCGCTGCGGCCGCTGGCGCTGCTGTCGCCGCACATGGCGCTCGGCGACCGGGCGGTGTGGGCGCGCGACGTGCGCCGCAAGCTGGCCGACCCGAAGGTGCGCGCGGAGATCGCAGCGCAGATCGGGCCGCCGTGGTCGCCGCTGACGTGGGCGCGGTACGACCGGGCGCGGATCGACGTCGACAACTACCTGTCGGGCCGTGGGCACGTCCGCGCGTACACCGATCGGGTCGGCGGTCAGTCGATGCTGACGCGGGCCGCGCAGTGGACTGCCACCGCTGTAATTTGAAACGCGCCGCGACATACTGCGACAGTCTGCGACATCATCGGGTAGTGTCACGTGTGTAAGTAACCACCACGACGAAGGCACCACCATGACCGAAACAGCACCGCGCACCGAGCGGCCCGAAACGATCGACGGACTCGACGCGACCGCACCCGAGATCCGCACCGACATCGGCATCATCTACAACACCGACGCACTCGTGAAGGTGCCCGGCGCGCTCGCCGCGATCGACGCGCTCATCACCGCACTCGCGAACAACGGCGACCGCGTCGAGGTCAACGTCGGCGTGATCACCATGACCCGCGACGGCGACGACACGGGGCTGCGGAAACACCTCGCCACCCAGCAGGCGCGCTACGACCGCGGCCGCGAGCTTTATCAGAGCTACCTGGATACCGGTGCGTTCCCGAAGTACCGGTCGACGTGGTTGTTCTACCTCGAATGCGAGGGCATCGTCGAGCCGACCGCACCCGCAGACGACGAGGTCGACGACTGATGCCCGCATGCACATCGTGTGGCGAGAAGATCATCTTCGCCACCACCGCGAACGGCAAGCAGATGCCCGTCGACGAGCTGCCGAACATGACCAAAGGGAACCAGCGTCTCGTCCGACTCGACGATGGTCTGTGGGGCGCGGAGTCGCTCGGTGCGGTCGCCGCGCAGCAGGCCCGCGACGCTGGCGAGCTGCTCTACCTGTCGCACTTCGCGACCTGCCCGCGCGGCCCGGCACACCGCCGCCGCTGACCCATCACCACCACGACCCGGAGAACACCACGACATGAACGCACGAGAGCACTATCGCGAGGCCGAGCGCATCCTCGACCGGCTCGCCGCGATGGCACAAACCGACGGACTCAACCCCGAGAGCAGCCAATACAACACCGCTGTGGCGCAGGTGCATGCGACGCTCGCGCTCGCCGCCGCCACCGACAGGCGCATCGCGGACACCGCCGAGGAGATCGCCGCCGAGCGGGCCGCGCTCGAGCAGATGACCGCCGAGGTCGGCCGGTGACCGGCATCATCAACCCGTTCCCCGACCACACCGTCATGCTCGAGCAGCACGACGTCACCACCCTCGACGGCCGCATCGCATGGCTCGAGCAACGCCGCGAAGGTATCGGGTCGAGTGACTGCTCGTCGGTGCTCGGCATGAACAAGTGGGACGACGCCACCCCGTGGCACGTGTTCATGGACAAGACCGGCCAGATCCCGCTGGACGACGGACTTGACTCGGAGCAGATGGAGATCGGCCGCGAAGTTGAGGGCGCGATCGTGCGGATGGTCGCTCGTCGACTCGGCGTCGACTACACGACCGGGCTGCCCGCGCTCGCGTCCAAGGCGCGGCCGTGGCAGCGGTCCAACCTCGACGCCGTGTTCGCCACCGACGACGGCCCGATCCCGTTCGAGGCGAAGAACACCAGCGAGTACCAGCTCGAGGATTGGGTAGATCAGGTACCCGACCACGCCGAGCTGCAGATTCTGCACACCCTCGCGGTGACCGGCGCCCCGTACGGGTACGTCGGCGGCATGGTCGGCGGCCGCATGATCGTGTACAAGCGCATCGACCGCGACAACGAGTTCCTCGAGCACATCACGCACGTCGAGGCTGGTATGTGGGCGCGGGTGCAGGCAGCGCTGGGCGTGCTCGCCGACCCCGACATCGACGCTGAGACGTGCCGTGCCGAGCTGCGCAAGCTCGAGCCGGCACTCACCCACCGCGACACCGTCGGGTCGATCCTGCGGGCATCTGGGCGGCCCGACGCCGACACGCTCGTCGTCGACGCTGCTGTCGCTGCCGAGGCTCGCGCGTGGATGGTCGCCAAGGATCAAGCGGCGCAGGCCGAAAAGGATGCGAAGGCCGCGAAGGACGAGGCCCGGAACAACCTCGTTCGGATCGCCGACGGGCACGACGTCATCGCCGAGTCGACAATCGAGACCGACGAGTTCGGCGCTGCCCGCGCCGTCGACAAGGTGATCACCCGCATCGGTCCGGGCACGTTCGCGAAAACGAAGTTCATCGCCGACCACCCCGACATCGCCGACGTCACGATGAAGAAAGTCGAGCAGCTCGACGTCGACGCACTCAAGCGCGAACACCCCGATCTGTACGACCAGTACCGTGCACGCGTCGTGCGTGGTCCCCGCAAGAACGACCCGCAGTAACCCGAGAGAGGAAAGACATTGGCCCGAGATCTGAAACAGCGCACCACCGGCGGCGCTGTCCAACAGAAGAGCGACAAACCCGCGACCCTCGCGCAGCAGCTCAACCAGATGACCGACGAGTTCCAGCGCGCCATGCCCCAAGGCATGGAAGCCACGCAGCTCGTCCGCGACGCGCAGACTGCGCTGCGGCAGAATCTGAAACTCGCCCGCGTCACCCCTGCATCGTTTTTCGGTGGGCTGATGACGTGCGCACAGCTCGGGCTGCGGCCCGGCGTCCTCGGGCAGGCGTACCTGATCCCGTACGGCAACCAGGCGCAACTGGTCCTCGGATACCAAGGGCTGCTCGAGCTGATCTACCGCAGCGGGCTGGTCGAAACGATCACCGCCCGCACCGTCTACGAGAACGACGAGTTCCTACTCGAGTACGGACTGTCATCGGACACCCTCGTGCACCGGCCGCCCGCCGGATTCAAACCCCGCGGCAAGGCCGTCGCCTATTACGCCATCGCCCGCATGAAGAACGGCGGCTACCAGATCACCGACCCCGTCGGACTCGCCGACATGCAGGCGTTCGCACGCAAGCACGCCAACGGCGGCGGCCGGTCCGGTCCGTGGAAAGAACACTTCGACGAGATGGCAAAGAAAACGATGATCAGGCAGCTCGCCAAGATGCTGCCCAAGTCGCCCGAGGTGATGCGCGCGATCACCCACGACGGCGCTGTGCGCACCGACCACACCCCGGACAGCATCGACGAGAACCCCACCTACATCGACGGCGAACTCGACGACGACCCGAACGTGCAGGACGACCCGCCGCAGGATTCCACACCTGTGCAGGAACCTGTGGACAGCCCGCCGCCGGCCGACGACAAGGCCGACCCGCGCACCCCGCAAACCGCGGTCGCCGACGAGCTGGTTGCACTCAATGTCACCGACCCCGAGAGCATCGCCGGATGGCTGCAACAGATGCTCGGTGACCCGGACGCACCGCAGGTGCCCGCCGACCTCAGCGACGCAGAAGCGACGCAGGTGCTCGAGGCAATCGCCGCGAGTAAGAAGTAACCCCACCACCCGAAAGAGCAGGACAACATGGCAGACGACAACAGCACGCCGAGCATCCAGGCCGAGAAGCCGAAGCGTGTGAAGAACGCCAACGGCACCAGGCCCGGCACCGACGGCGACCAGATCAAGTACAAGTTCAGCAGCTCACCGACCGGCCTGTTCGAGCACAAACCCCGCGTCGGCGAGGTCCGTGTCATGACCGTCACCGTCGAATGCACCGCATCAGGCGACGAGCAGATCCGCGACGGCGTCCGACACGTCGCGAACTGGGCAGTCCGTAACGCGCAGCTCGGACGGCAGACCACCCTGCCCGACGACGACCAGCAGACCGCCATCGACGACGACGAGATCGCGAAAGAGTCGGAGCAGGCCGAGCTGGCGCTTGTCGGGGAGGCCGAGAAAGAACAAGCCGACGCCGAGCAGAAGGCCGTGAGCGGTGTCGACGACCCGTTCAACCCCACCGCCAAGGCATAGGCCGAACTGCTGGCGGCTGCGACACACAATCCCCGGTGTCGCAGCCGCCGGCATGCCGGTGCTCTACGAAGGCCCTCACCCCGACGATCCGACCGAACACCGGATCATCGTGCTGCGCTGCCGCACCCGCATCACCGTGCCCGCCTACTACCTCAACCCCCCAGCACGCGACCACTGGACGACCCCGACGGGACAACGAACAGCATGACCAGCCCCGAACCCGCGAACCTCAGCATCCCCGACACTGCAGCATTTCTCGGCGGCGTGCACCGGTCCTACGTGTACCGGCTCATCGAGTCCGGCGACCTCACCCGCATCCACATCGGACGCCGCGCGATGGTGACACGCGCGTCGATCGACGCCTACCTCGCCCGCCAAGCCGGGACAGATACAGTCAATCCGACGTAAAAGCTGCACAAAAATCTGATTGGAAACACGCACACATGTCGAACTATGTCCGGCTGTACCCGTGGACGATGCGACACCCGTCGGTGCTGCACCTCAGCACACGCGCACGCCTCGCATACGTTGAGCTGCTCGCCGAATCCTGCCGCTACCCCGGCTCGATCCCCGAGCGCTTCCTCGCCCGACTCATCCGCAAGGATCACCGCGCCGCACTGATCGCTGTCGGGCTGATCGTCGACAACGGTGACGACACGTACTCGGTCGTGCAACCCCCGGCCGCCGCATCCCTCGAGGCCGCACAGTGACGTGGTTCAAGGTCGACGACAAGTTCGCAGATCACCCGAAAGTCGAGTCGCTCAGCATGGCCGCACGCGGCCTGTGGGTCACCGCCGGGGCATGGTGCGCATCCCACCTGACCGACGGTCACGTGACCAAAAAGCGCATCCGGGCGCTCGGCGGGACACCCTCGCAGTGCGCGAATCTAGTAGCGAATGGGTTGTGGTTCTCGTGCTCTCAGCACGAGAACTGCTATGCATTCCACGATTGGAATGAGTACCAACCGACTCGCGAATCGGAACAAAACAGGAAACTGGAACAGGCCGAAAGGCAACAGCGATCACGCGAACGCCGCGAGCGTGAGCAGGCACAACAGGAAATTGTCACACGTGACGACCTTGTGACGTCACACGTGACGTCACGCGTGAGTCACGCGTCCCCTACGCGCGCGCCCGCGCGCACCCCGACCCGACCCGACCCGACCCGTAGTTCTGGTCAAGTTCTAGAGGGGGGGTCGCCCAAGCAGACGCGCGAGACAGCCACCGCCCCCGAACCCGTCACACGAGGCTCACTCGCGCTCGTCGTCTCGGCTACGCCCGACGCCGACCCCGAGCCAGACTCGAAATGCGCCCGACACCGCACCCGCATCGGCCGCATCGACGAACCCTGCGCCGGATGCCGCGACGCCCGACTCGCCCACGAAGCCTGGACCGCCCGCCAAGCCACCACCGCCGCAGCCCAACACGCCCTACGCCGAGCAGCCATCAACCGCTGCCCCCACTGCGACCACCTCGGATGGCAACTCGACCCCGACACCGGCGTATCCGCCGACCCCGCCCGCCGCTGCACCCACGAGGAGTAACCCCCATGCCCAAATCCGCCGACTGGCACGCCCAACGAACCGCATCCCTCACCGTCGCCTGCCCCCACTGCCGAGCACCCATCGGCCACATCTGCCGGAACAACTACACCGGCCGCGAAATCCACGGCCTACCCGCCCACACCCCACGCATACGACTCGCAGACGACCACACACACCGCCCGTCCGGCCCGCCAGAAACCACACAGACGCCCGAACAGGAGCCGCCCGCACCCGAGTGACCACATACCGAAAAACACCGCCAGAATCCAACACGGCCCCAGAATGGACAGCCGCCCAAACCCCGCATAAACCAACACCATGACCACCCCCACACCACCCACACCACCACTCCCCCACACCTGCCGATGCGGCGCACGATGGGCCGCACTCGGCGTCTGCCACTGCACCGGCTGCCACCAAACATTCACCGCACTCACACCATTCGACCGACACCGACGCGCAGGCGAATGCCTCAACCCCGCCGACATCGGACTCGTCGAACACCAACGCGCCGGATACACCGCATGGGGCGCACCCGGCGGCCACTACGACAACACCGACGAATAACCAACACACCCAGAAAACGAGACCCACATGACCCACCACGACACCCCCCACACCCCCCGCACAGACGCCGAACACTTCATCGACCGGGCACGCACCACCACCCACCTCGTCGACCTACCCGGCATCGGCGAAGTCGCCACCGCCGCCGCGATACTCGACCTCGCCGACGCCATCCGCGAGACCGGACAGCCCACCGTCGACTACGCCGAGGCCGGACATGAGACCGATCACCGTTACGACTGCGGCGTGACCATCGAGGTCGACGACGATGACGACGACGCTGGCCCGCCGGCGCCTCGATGCCCGGCCGAGGGCTGCGGCCGCGTCGACGGGCACGAGGGTGTGCACCTCGTCGCCGATCCGATCACGCTGCCGCCGATCACCATGAAGCGTGGCGGCATCCGGTACGACGCACCCGCCGTCGTGTGCGGTGCGCCCGGCCTGAACGGCACATGCCGCCGCGAACCCGGGCACGGTGGTCTGCACGACAGCGAAACCATCGAGGTGCTCGCCGACGCGGTTGTCGACACCGACGGCCCGCAGGCCGGGCAATGGCTGGTCGTGCGGACCACCAGCGACTACCGCAGCAGAGTGATCGGGCCGTTCCGCACCGCCGACCAATCCCACCAATGGGCCGACGACAACGACAAAGACCCCGGCATCGCATGGTCGGTCGTCCCGCTCGAGGACCCGGCGCGGTGAGATCTCAGCAGGTGTGCCCGCAATGCGACACCTACGTCACCGTGCCCGCGATCGACGCACTCGTCTGCCCCGGCTGCGGCACGGTGAACGCCGTCGTCGACGGCGTGCTCACCAAACCCACCGAGCAGCAGCTCGACCAGCTGCTGTGCCGACCGGACGTCCGGCGCGTCATCGAGCAAGCCTCAGCGATCCGGCAAGCCTTGTTCGGCGGGCAGTTCACGCTGGCCGACCCGACATCGCTGCTCGAGCCGCAATCGTTCCCGACGCTCGCCGCCGCGATCTCGAAAGCCAACACCGCGCCGTGGACCGTCACAGCGTGGATCGTCATCGACCCATCCGGGCACATCGCCGCACACCGCACCCCACGAAAGGACCGACCAGCATGACCGCACCAGACCCCACCAGCACCCCGAAACCGTCGAACCCGCCTGACGGCCCGTCCGGCGTCTCATCGTCACGGCCCGACGAGGACCGCGTGCAGCGCGAACTACGCCGGCTGAACGACATCATCGAGACCGCCGTGCAGCGTGTGCTCACCATCGTCGGCGCGCAACCCGCCACCCCGAACCACCTCGACGCGATGCGCGAGGCGTATGCCGAGGGCTGGTACGACGCCGGCGGATCAGACACCGTCAACGAGGACAACCCGTACGGCAAGCTGCTCGACGACCGCCGCGCATTCGTGCGTGAGCAGGTGAACAACGGCTACGGCACACAGCTCGACGAGAACGACGACGACGTGCTCGGCGACGAAAACACCGAATGGTTCGACGCAGTGCTCGACGCACACGACGAATGGCTCGCACTGCAACGCCCCATCACACCGACCGACCCCGCCCAACCGGCGACCCCGTCGTGACGATGACCACGTGCACGTGCACGTTCCGAGAAGACCCCGACGTCAACGATCGAGGGCAGACGATCTCGCACACGACGCGGCGCCGGCGAGACCCCGAATGCCCGCGGCACAAGCTGCCCGGCCGACGAATCACCGACACGCTGCACCTCATCCGTGGCCGAAGAGTCCTCACCCTGCGCCGGCAGCGGCCACACGGCGTGCAGTTCGCGACCGTGTACCGGTGGGGCCGGCCGCGCCGCAGAACGAACGAGTTCCCGCAGACACCGTGGCCGCACCTGCGGATCGAGCGAGACCTCGAGCTGGACTACGTCGAAATCTACTGGCCCGGCATCGGCGGCATCACCGCATCACGCCTGCACTACACCAGCCTGTTACCCGACGGCCGCGGCCACTACCTGAGCCTGCGCGACCGGTGGATCAAACAGGGCAGAGGTCAAATGTGATCACGGGTCGCCGACCGTGAGATGCCCCGGCAGCGGGCAACCCGTCGCCTCGACAGCCGCGCCGGCGCCGTACGTGCGTCGGCGCGGCTACTGCCCCGCATGCGGCCGCGAACACGCCGTCACCACCCTCGGACACATGTACGTCCACACCACCCGACAGGAGCACCTACCCATGACCACACCATCGAACCCGTACAGCCAGCCCGCACCGATCCCCGGCGAGTACGGCGCATCATTCTTCGCACCGCCCGCCGATCCACCGCCCGCACCGCAGGCGTCCGGCGGTGTCGGCACCATCCTCGACGGCGTGCGGCACCTCGACTACAGCGCACCCGAAGGCCGCGCGTACGCACTCGACCTGGCCGTCCGATGGACCGAACGTGACACCGCACCCACCGACCCCGCCCGCATCGTCGAGGTCGCCGAAATGTGGCGCAAGTACATCGAGGCCGGCGACATACCGAAATGACCCGTGCGCATCCGCCGGGCTGGCCGCACTGTGATCAGTGCGGCCACGCCTGGTGCCTGCACGGCGAGGACGGCTGTTTGGTGAAACGCTGCCAGTGTTGGCGCACCGACGACTCGCATGCTGTAGCCTCACCGTGTACCCACCACCACGACTGAGAGAGGGGCGGATTGTGTGCGATTCCTGCGCAATGCTGTACGCCGCCAAAGATGAACGGATATTCGACGCCGCCCGCGCCGTCAACGACCTATACGACGTCGAGGGCTGCGGCACCGGCGGGCCGCTGCACATCGTCGTCGACGACACCAACGTCGAAGATGTGCACCTCGACGCCGCGTGGCAGTGGGCGCTACAGCCCGAGTGGACCGACGAGGCGCGGCAGGCAACCGCCGACACCCTCGCCAAGCTGCGGCCGCTGACGCTGCTCGAGCGGGCGATCGTGTCGGTGTGGCACGAAGAGATCATCGACCGCGAAGAGATGCGCAAGGCAGGTCTCGAATGACCCTCACGATCCTCGGTGTCGATCCGTCGCTCGCCGCGACGGGACTCGCGAAACTCACCATCGACAACACCACCGTGCTCGGCGACGGACTGTCCGACCCCGCATTTCAGAACCTCGTGCAGGTGCAGACCGTCACCGTGCACTCGTCGGGCAGCACGAAAGACAAGCCCCGGCAGCGGAGGCTGCGGGTGCAGAGCATCCGGCGGCAGATCCTGCGGGCCGCGCACGACGCCGACCTCGTGCTCATCGAAACGCCCTACCACGACCGCAACCAGCAGCAGGCCGCGCTGATCGACCGGTCATGGTTGTGGGGCAGTGTCCTCGACGGACTCGCCGCCGCCGACACCCCGGTCGCGCACGTCGCGATCGCGAAGGTCAAGCACATCGCGACCGGCAAAGGTGGCGGCGCCGGCACCGACAAGACCGCGGTCGCCGCCGGCATGGTCCGCATGTGGGGCGACCGCATCAACCCGCACGGCGACAACGAGTTCGACGCGCTCGCGCTCGCCACGATCGGCGGCATCAAGATGGCCCGGCACCGGCTGCCGATCCGGGTGCTCGACCGGCACCTCGAGCTGGTCGCCGGTATCGACTGGACCGAACTCGAGCAGCACCGCGCCGACCGCGAATGGATGAACTCATGACCGACGACCAGCCGCACCCCGACATGCCCGACATCGCTGTGCTCGGGCAGGCCGAGATGATGTCGATCGCGGTGTCGGCGTACATGTCCGGACTCGCGAACGGTGTCGCCGCCGGCATGGGCGAGTTCCTGCCCGAGGACACCGTCACCGAACGCGTGAAAGAGTTCATCACGCACGCGCTCGAGCACCACCTCGACGAGATCCAAGGCATCGTCGGTGCCCTGTTCCATGCGATGGCAACCGAGTTCACGGAACGCAACCGTGAGTGACCGGCGACCGCGCGGCACGATCCGCTACGCCGGCATGACGGTCCCCGGCGAGATCACCGCGATCGACATGATCGTGCCCGAGTCCCCGCAGATGCGTGCGTTCTCCGCGTACATGCGCACCGCGTACGGCAGGGCGCTCGACCAGCTCGTGATCTACCGCGACCCGCCGGTGTGGCCGAATCCGTGGCTGCAGCCCGACTACCGATGGCCCGACCTGTCCGATGTCCCCGAGGCGCTCGGCGGACGCCGCCACGACCGGCACGTACACGTCAACCCGCTCGCGATCCTGCTCGCCCAACCCGACCGGTACGACGGGCCGAGCTGGCAGCTCACGATCCCGCCGCGCCGCCCACGGTGGGACGTACTCGGGCCGGCCGCAACGATGATCCGACGTCTGCTGTGGCTGAACATCGTGCAGCAGCAGATCGGGATGCGACGCGGCGCCAGCGCCACGTGGGTCGTGCGCCCCGGTGCCGTGTGGGTTGGTGGCCGCACCCCGGCGTGGATCAAACCCGCAATCGAGCAGATCGTCGAACACGCGACACGCCGCCGCGCACAGCACAATCCGGTCGCTGACCGGTGGGCGACCCGGCTCGGCGGCCGCACCCTCACCGACCTCGACCACTGGTACGGAACGGTCCGCACCATCGACGCCAACGTGTAGCCTCACGCTGTACCCACCACGAAAGGAACACCCATGCCCGACTACACCCTCATCGCCGCCGACGGCAGCGATACCCCGACCCTGCTCCGCGTCGACCGCGGGAAACTGATATCCGGGTGGGCCGAGTACCGGCTCGACGGCACACGTATCCGTGAGAAGCTCGGCGAGCCGCCCGCGGATCTGACGCTGATCACTGACGCATCCGCGAAGGCAGTCGCGAACGCGCTCGGCACAGCACTCATGCAGGGCCGCAAGGACCGCAGGACGATCCGTGAACTCGAATCCGAAACGCAACGCCGCGCTGTCGAGACGGCCCGCGCCGACGGGAAGGTCGAGGCACTCGAAGATCAGATCGCCGGGCTGCGCGTCGACATCGACCGCCACATCGAGCAGCGGCACACTGACCTCGAGCAGTTCATGCGCGAGTCGGTCGACATGCGCACCCGCAACACCGAACTGATCATGGCCGCCACCCAGGCCGAACGGCGACACACCCACGACCTCACGCAGGCACGCGCGAACAACGACGAGTGGCAGGCCAAGGCCGGCGAGCACGACGAGCTGCTCGGTGAGCTGCGCAAGACGCTCGGCGTCGCATCAAACGACGAGCTACTCGAGTCGGCCGATGCGCTCGCCCGGCTGGCTGCAGTCGTCGCGAACGTGCGCGACAGTATCGGCGCGCACACAGCGCAGCTCGACGGTGTCCAGTTCGCCAAGTGCGACAGCCACGGCCGCACACACGCCGACGAGGTCGTCGACGCGCAGCGCGCGCTGATCGAGCGGATCACGTCGCTACTCGGACTCGAGGGCGACCCGTCCGGCACCGACATCGTCGAGGCGCTCGCCCGGGAGCAGCGAATGATCGAGGCGATCGCCCGCGTGATCGACCTGCCCGCCGATGCGAAAGTCGACGACATCACTGCGCACGTGTCGATCGTCGTCGGCCGGCTCGACGAGGCGCAGCAACGCATTGCGCAACTCGAGGCCGCGAACACCGCGCTACAGGCCGAGGTTGCCGACGACCCCCGGGCTGTCGAGTTGCAGCAGATCCACGACCAGGCTGCCCGCGCCGCTGACGCGCTCGGTATCGAGTCGCTGCCGTCGATGACCGCGGCGCGCGTCACGACCGTCGTCGACGCGATCGTCGCCCGGACGAAGTCAAGCGGCGTCACCGTCACCGACATACAGGACGCCCGACCGTCGGCGTACGCAGCAGCGCAAGCGGCGGCCGATCGCGAAACACTGCCCGGAACGACACGCCGCGACTTCGCCGATCTCGCGGTCGGCCGGCTCGCGATCGCGCTCGAGACACAGCAGTTCGTGCCGATCATGGGCACCCCGACTGAGGTGATCCGGTACCAGCTAGGCGAGATCGCCGGCAGCACACCGCCGATCCCTGAAATCGACCACGTGCTCGCGAACGCGCTCGCGTTGCAGAAGCTCGCGCAGGGCTGCCTGAACGGCGAGTTCAAGGCGCTCGTCGACGAGTGGCAGCAGAAGTAGACGCGACACAACAGCACGCGTTACTGTAGCGGCACCGGGTGGCTACAAACCCCCGGTGCCGCACCCGTATCCCCACCACGACAGGACTGCCCTCGTGCCCGACGAAATCCCCTCTCTCGCCGTCTATGACACCGCGTGGGTCGCACGCCTGCTGAACACTGACGCCGGCGCCGAACTCGTCATCATGCGACTCGACCTCACCGACCCCGACCCCGAGCAGCACGCCAAGTTCGCCGAACCCCCAGCCGGTGCGAACTCGTGGGAACTGATCAACCCCAACACCAACGAACGACTGGCGTTCATGACCGTCGCCCACCTCAAAGCGCAGGTAGACACGCAGCGGCCCGTGCTGCAGATCGCGACGATCGGACTGTCCGCGTTCCCACTACCGAACTGGACGATCGAGTACGCGACGTTCGACCCCGACGACCTGCTCGACGGGATACTCGTCACCGTCTACACCCCGGCCGACGTCATCCTGAACTGGACCGACATCACGACGATGCCCGGCACCATCACCCCGGCCGACGTACTCGGCGACCGGTCATGATCGCCGACGTCCTCGAGGAACATCAGCGGCACTCCAACTTCAAGCCGACCGCCGCCGGTGTGTTCGTCGTCGGGTGCCGCTGTGGCTGGAAGTCGGTCTATGTCGATCGCGGCCGCGGGTATCGGCTGTGGGCTGAGCACGTCGAGGAAGTCGTCGAGGGGAGATCGGCGAGATGAGCCACGCATCCGACACGCTGCGACGTCTGCTCACCGACCCGCGTTTCAAGATCGGTCCCGGGCCGCGAGTCACACTCAAGGCCGTGCTTGCCGAGCACGACGCCGCGCAGGCACTCGCCGACCTGTGGAACGACGTCGACGAGCCCGCCGGCCACGACCTGCACGAGGCGCTGAACTCCGATGCCTGACGCCTACCTGTACCCGCCGACGGTCACGACCGCGCTCGACCAGCTCGACGCCTATGACCGCGACCCGAACATCGACGAATGCGGCGACTGCGGCGCCTGGATCAACACCGCTGAACTGTGGCGGCACGCCCGCTCAGGCTGTCCCGCATTCCACGGCGCCGCCGGATACCGGCGCGCCACCCTGTACGCCGACCTGCCGCTGCCGCCGAACGGTGTCACCGCGCAGTACCGGGCCGAATGGATGAACGCCCGCAACCACGACCAGGAGAACCGATGACCGACCTATCCGATCCCGTCGCTGGCGACGTCGCCTATCACCTCGTGAAGTGTGGCCGGTGCGGCCACACCCGCCGCCGCCATCACCCCGGCGCACGACACAACGCATCGCAGCACAGCATCTACCACGCGTGCGCGGCGTGCTCGTGTGGGTCATTCCGCGACGCCACCGACACCCGGCCGGCGCAGAAACGCATCCCGACCCACGGTCGCACCGGCGCCATCATCGACAAGCTCGACGAGCTGGACCGGCTACCCGCCGGCACCGTCGTCGTCCCGCTGTGGATGGCCGACCGCGTGCAGACCGGGCAGACCGCATGCGTCCGATACTCCGACGGATGGTTCACGACGTCGGTGCAGTCGCCGGTGCATCCGCTCGGCACCGGCCCCGACGACCACCGGCACGGCGTGCGCGTCGTGTACGACCCGCGGGACGAACTCTGATGCCCCGCAAAACGTATGCGCCGCGCGGGCTGCCCGCCGACTGGCACCCCGACCTGATCGCCGACCCGTATCTGCGGGAAGAGTACGAGTTCCTCGCGTCGTTCCGCATGACGCCGGAGCGGATCATCGAGCAGCTCGGCATCCCGTTGGTCGACGCCTGCAAGCTCGTGTACGCCGCCCGCCGCCGCGCCGAACGCCGAGAACGGATCGCATCATGAACGGCGACGACCTGCTCGAGCTGGTCGTGATCGGAATCATCGGCGCCAACATCGGCGTGCTGTTGTTCGGTCTCGGCGTGCTGGTCGTGGCGCTGTGAGGTGGCTGTGGCGCATCAGGTGCCGGCTCGGCGTGCACGGTGTGCGGCCGCGCGGTCGTCGTCGCATCGCTCGGCGACTGGCACGCGTCGTGCGCGAAACGCTGCCCCGTCTGCTACGACCCGGTGCTGTCCACCGACCCCGGCGACCACACCACGCACGACAAGTGCGCGAAGAAACGACCCCGCGCGTAGCCGCACAGGTAGGCTACACTCGCACCACCACCACGAAAGGAACACCACGACATGAGCAACGTCGAAACGATTCAGTGGCGACACCCGGACAAGCTGCGGGAGATCGCCGACCAGCTCGAGGGCGACAACCTCATCGGTGCCGCCAAGCTGTACCGGCGGTCCGCCGACGAGATGGAAGCGCGGCGCCCGTTCCTGCACGATCTGCTGTTCACGGCGTGGAAGGGCGCGAAGGTCGTCGAGGTGCCGGCCGCAATCCACGACAACGACGCGTACGGTCGCGGCGCCGAGATCGCCGCGTTCCTCATGCGGCAGGGCTGGACACCGCCCCGCGAGCTCGCCAGCCCGGCGGTCGCCCGCAAGGCAGGAGACGACCAGTGATGAACCTGCCCGCGATCATGCGGATGCGGCAGATCCGCAACAATGCTGAGACCATCCGACAAGAGTCGATCGGCCGAGTGTCCGACATCGCCGAGCTGATCTCCGAACTCACCGACCTGCTGCTGACCGAACTCGCCGACGACGAACCTGTCCCGCCTGCTGGTGTGCACCTCGATCCGGCTGATCGTAAGAGCGGTGTGAACGTGGCGGTCGGGCAGGTCATCGAGCACTCGCGTCTGCTCGAGGCGTGCGCACCCGACGTCGTCGTCCGCAACGGCCCGGCCGAGGCGCGTAGCTACTTCCGCCGAACTCGACAGAAGTCGGGCGGCGTGCCGCGTAAGTGGCAGCCGTGCGACGAGAACGGATTGATCCGCCGGCATGCCAGCTGGCACGACGGATTCGACAGCGACCAGCTGTTCCTGCCTGCGACCGTCGTCAAGCTACCGACGCAGGTGATCCGCTGATGAGCGACCGCGCTGTCGTGTTCGCCGCATGGGCGACGACCGTCGTTGTGCTCCCCGACGACGTCGAGGCGACCACACCCGACGAGATCCGTGAATGGGCCGAGGAACACGGCGACTCGACGCCGTTCATCTGCCACCAGTGCGGCAAAGACGTCACGCTCGGCGAGTTCGAGGCCGACACCGTCATCACCGCCGACGGCACCGAGTACGACGTCGAGACAGGAAAGGCACGCCAATGACCCTCGCTGATATGCCGCTCGCCGCGTTCGACCTCGAGACGACCGGCCCGGACCCGCGCGACGCGTTCGTCGTGACCGCGTCGATCGTGACGATCGCTGGGTCGACGACGGCGGTCGACGAGTGGTTGCTCGACCCCGGCGTCGAGATCCCCGACGGTGCCGCAGCAATCCACGGTGTCACCACCGAGCGCGCCCGCGAGCACGGCACCGACTACCGCACCGGGATCGACGAGATCTCGCACGCGCTCGGCAGGTTGTGGGGTGACGGGTACCTCGTCGTCGTGATGAACGCCCCATACGACTACACGATCATGACCCGCGAATGCCGACGCCTCGACATACCCGACTTCCGGGTCGGCCCGACCGTCGACACGCTCGTCATCGACAAGGCACTGGACCGGTACCGCAAGGGTGGCCGCACCCTGACCGACCTGGCGCGCGTGTACGAGATCCTGCAGGGCGAAGCGCACCAGTCGTCCGGTGACTGTCTGACGGCGGCGCGGATCGCGTACCGGCAGCTGCGGGCGCCGGCACTCGCGTCGATCGAAACGACCGACGAGCTGATGGCGTTGCAACGGTCGTGGCGGGCGCAGCAGCAGGACTCGCTGCGCGCGTTCTGGCAGAGCCGCGGCGACGACCGTTGGCAGGACGTCAACAGTGATTGGCCGGTGCAGCTCGACCGGACCACCGACGCCGGGATGCGTCGATGATCGCCATCGTCGGCGGCGTCGGAACCGAGTACGTGCGATTCACGCGATGCGCCGAGTGTGGCAAGGCCATCGGTGACGAGGTGGGGCAGCCCGGATTCGGGTACTGGCGGCATGTCGTCGACGACAACTCGCACCATCCGAAGATCCCGAAGTTCGTCGGCGACCGGTACGACCGAAACCCCGCACCATCCGAGGCCGCGCCGCGCTGCCCGGCCGAGCACGTCGGCGACCGGATCATCGGCGGCCCCGAGGGTGGCGGCCGCTACAAGATGCGACTACGCGTGCTGTGCGAGCTCGACGAAGGCCACGACAGCCGACACCGGTCGACGTTCCCCGACGGCACCGTGTGGGAGTGGGGCGAGACCCCGGTCGTGCCCGAGCTGGTGCCCGCCGAGGTCGCGTGCGCGTGGTGCTATGCGATCTATCCCGACGAGTCACATGAACCGCAGTGCCCGACGTACGGCACGCTGACGCCGCTCGAGAACGCGATCACCGACGTCATCCGGGCACACGCGTTCGTCCCGCTGCACGACCGATACGCCATCGCCCGACACCTGATCGCCGAAGGATGGAGACCCCGCACATGAAAGAACTTCCCGCCAACGGGATACCCGAGGGTGCGATGGTCGTGCACCGCGTCGGCGCGATCCGCTACCTCGACCCCGAGTCCGGCGACCCGTCGCTGTGCCTGATCGTGCAGGACGCTGACGGTAACGAGATCGAGGACATCGCGACCGCGCTTGGCGACTCCCAGCTGGTCAGCGAATACATCATCGCGCAGTGGCGCAGGCACAACGGTGACACGCTATGAGCCGCGGGCAACGCCCGCGCTGGCCGGCGTTCTTCCCGCGCATGAAGGTGCGCGGCAAGCATCGTGCTCGGCGGCCGCGCGTGATCATGTACGACGAACATTGGCGGCCGGTGTGGCCGCAGCCGACATGGATCGGCGCACTACCCGGCCGCCCATGGTGGATCACCGCCGAGATCCCCGGCATGGTCCGAACTATCAGGATCGGCGCGAAACTCGTCATCGACGATGGCCCACCGCTACAGGTCGGCCGCGACTACACCGAAGGGGACACCCAATGACCGACGATCGCCCGCACCGTGGCTGGTACCGGCTCATGAATCCGCTAGCCGCCCGCCGACCACCAGCCCGCGGCAGCCAACCCGAGGTTGTGTTGTCGACGCCGCCGCTGCCGACGCTGCTGATCAACGACGATTGGCGCGACACCATCCGCGGGTCGGCGACCATCGCGATCGGCACCCCCGACGGCATCCACACCCGCGTGTCCCTCGACCGGAACGCCGTCACCGACGACGACCCCGACTATGCGGTCGTCCTCGCCCACCCGACCCGCCGGGTCGGCGCCACCATCACGAAAGCGACCCCCGGAAAGAAGCGTTCACGATGACCATGCCGACGATCTGGAAACGACTGCCCGCGCCGCCGTCGTCCGAGAGGTGGTGTCGCGACCGGCTGCACGTGCGCCCCCGCCGCCGCCGGCCGTACGAGTACGAGGCGTTCGTGGGCGCGCAATCGTCGGTGGTGTGGCAGCTGTGGTTCTGGGATCACGGCACGACCACCGGCGGAATGTGGCGGCTGCTCGTCGAGGCCGACGACCTGTTCAACGTGCAGGTGCTCGTCGACCAGGTCGCGACGCTGTCGCGGCAGTACCACGACCTCGACAAGTCGCAGGCGATCGCGCGGGCTGTGCACTGGCTGAATTGGAAGACGCTCACCGACACGCTCGCCGACATCGCACGCGAGTCGGCACCGGCCCGCGACGCGCGGCCACCGCAGTCTGATTCGCATGGCTTGTTCCAGCAGCACATCGGCAGATGGTCGGACGGCGGCGGCCCGTGGGCCTGACGGGCACCGTCACCGTCTACCGGTGCCACACGTGCCGACAGACGTGGACATGGCGCAACACCCCCGACAACGACCCCGTGATCCGACAGCTACAGCACACACACCGCGGGCACCGGCTCACCATCACCACGGACGGCGCCTACCAAGGCCGTCACCGAGACGGCGAACCGGTCGCCGCGATGCTCGACCGAATCCGGTGGGCACGGTGGGGACTCGGCTACATCTAGTAGCCGTCCAGTGCGGCTACTACACTCACACCTGACCACCACGAAAGGACACGTCATGCCACCCCGCAGCAAGATGATCGACCTGCGCGAGTTCGCCGAGCTGGCCGGCGTCTCGTACACGACGATGCGCAAATATCATTCCCGCGCTCGCCGCCGCCGCCGCGAGGCTGCCGCCGACCCCACACTCAAGGTCCCGCCGGGCATGGTCCCGCCGCCCGACGAGCAGATCGGACAGTCACCGGCCTGGAAGTTGTCGACCGCTCAGAAGTGGATCGACGCCCGCGCCGAACGGCCACCCACCGGATTCAAACGGGTAGCGGCCCGGTGATCCCGTACTACAGCGACGATCTCGTCACGCTCTACCACGGTGACTGTCTCGACAACGACGAATGGCTGACCGCTGACGTGCTCGTCACCGACCCCCCGTTCGGGCGATCCTGGCAGCAGGGCAAAGGCTTACGCGATGGAAACGGAGGATGGGCGCGCAGCAAGATAAAGCACGACGGCATCCGTGGTGACAGTGGCACGAAAACACGCGACGATGCACTCACGAAATGGGGCACCGAGAAACGGCCGGCGATCGTTTTCGGCGATCCACTCATAGCCCAACCCGCGGACGCGGTACAGGCTCTCGCCTATCTGAAACCGAGCGACGCCGGGATACGCGGCGCGCGAGGGGGCTACCGCCGCGACCTCGAAATGATCTACCTCGTGGGTCCGTGGCCGTCGGGCATCGGAGGTCGAACGTCTGTCCTGCGGACAGGTGGACTTGTCGCCGGCCCTCGTGGAATCGCTACGCGCGCCGGGCATCCTCACGCGAAACCGATCGACGTTCTCGAGTCGCTGATCATGCATTGCCCGCCAGGTGTGGTCGCGGACCCGTTCGCGGGTAGTGGTTCAACGCTCGTCGCCGCTGTCAATCAGGGCCGACGGGCCGTCGGCGTGGAAGTGGAAGAACGTTACTGCGAGATCATTGCAAACCGGCTGCAGCAGCAAACCCTGACGTTCGGATAACACAGCAAACGGCCGGCACCCCCGCGTAGGGAGTGCCGGCCGCGCTATGTCCCCACCACCACGACGTATAGGGGACGCCGCGAACACCGCTGCTCGCACTCAACAGACTAGAACACCCGACCGGTCATAATGGGCAACGACCACCCACGACCGGCGAAGGGGCACCGAC